TTTTAGCGGAAGACTTTTGAGAAGAAGTCAGCTTTTTAGATGTGCCGAGATCCTTCGGGCGTTTCTTGTCCCAAACCTGTTTCATATCAGCACCCCGAACGACGAACAGCACCACCCGCCTTGTACCCTTTGCCCATCGCCATTTTCTTGCGAGGAGAGCACATGATACCGCCCTTGGCCATTTTGGCGGGAGCCTTTTTGACCATACCACCCTTGTTGTACTTCTGAGCTTCGCCACTGACCAAAGAATCAAGGCGCTTGCGGTCTTCCGGAGAAATTTCGTCGCTACGCTTCATCTCGCTCTTGCGACGTTCTTCCTCTTTACGAGCAGCATCACGGTCTTTGTCCGTGATGTTGTAAGGAGCGTTTTTGTACTTCGCGGCCATGTCACTTACCCTTTTTCATGGACTTGGGCTTGCCCAGTCCGATGACGAGCATCATGCCACCCTTGGTCATCTTGGGCTTTGTCTTTTTAGCCATGCCACCCTTCTTCATGCCCATCGGCATTTCGGACATTGCGGCAGGAGTAGCCATGCCCGAACTGCGACGCATGCCGTCCGGGACACCCTGCGGCATCGGACCTCGCTTCGGAGGCGGACCCTTGCGCTTGCCCGGAGGCATGATTTCTTTGCCCATGGAAGAACGCTTCATCACTTTTCTCCAGTCATGCGGTCAAGTTTTTCTTCAAGGCGGTCAAACCGTTGAAAAAGGCGGTTTAGATCGTTGTGCAGCTCGGCACGAGTAACGTAAGACTTAGCTATGTCTTCACGCGTCTCGGCGATTGTTTTCCACACACTATTGAACGCGGCATCCGTACGATCAATTTTGGTGTTGATGTAAGAAAGCGCCCACACAATAGGTGCGACGACCAAAGTTAGGACAGCGTTCCACACAAACTCCACTCCGTTAGGTGTCATTTGAAACGAGATCCTTTCGGGGGAGCTTTTTTTGATCCACTTGGTCCAGCCCAAAGGAATTTTCGAGACCAGTGGTTTGCAGAAAACTTGTCGTCGGTGCCTTTGATTCCGCCGCTACGAGCCAGATAGCTCTTACGCGCAGCTTCGGAATAATTATGCCCCATAGAAGCATCGCCAAAGTGAACGACCTTGATGTCATCGCCCTTCTTGGCGAGAACCATCTTTTTCTTCTTAGGGTTGGTGCTTTCGCGCGGGTTGTTGAACCCAGGATAAACGACGCCTCTATAAGAGACGCCGCTACCCGTGCGCTTTGCAGCGGTGGCCTTAGCCATGGATCACCCGTAGTTTTTCAAGCACTCTAGGATGATGGTGTATCGAGAACCGCTCGCAGCACCAACCGTAGTGAAAGAAACGTCTCCCGTTTTCCCTGCGCCCGCGTTGTTGGTCAACCCACCAAAACGACTGAAGTCGAACGTAAGAAACTGATCCGGGCCGAGCGTCAGGGCGACAACGTCGGCCGTAGCATCCCAAAGGATGTCAACGCCCATACCGTCGGTGATCGCCTCTAGCTTTTCGATGCTGACACTCGTACAGGCCGACCCCTGATAGGGAGCCAACGTCGAAACATCGACCTTCACGACGGCGGATTCGCCCGTGCTGTCCGAAATATCAGTGAACTTGAGGATAGCCCGACGGGCGGTATCTACAAGAACCTGTGTTGCTACTGCGTCAGCCATGTCGGCCTCCTGTCAAACGGGAAACTGATCAGGTGGCAGAGATGTTGGCGAGGGTGTCGACGCGGAGCCAGTTGGTGCCGTTCGAGAAAGCCACGACAGGAGCTCCGGCAGCGCCGTTGGACACATAGATAAGCGCCCGCGCATTGGCAGAAGCAGTAGGGACGCCCGCAACCGTGTAGGTGGGGAGCTTTACGATACCCGTGACGGTACCCGTGACGTCGCCCGTGACATTACCCGTGAAGTCACCGACAAAACCGTTCTGCGAGGTAACGGGACCGGAAAAAGTGGTGGAAGCCATCTGCTTCTCTCCTGCACGATAGGGCCATATAGTCTGTGCAGCGTCCGCCGGGACGGTCTACATGGCCGGGTAGCCCCGGAATAGGCATACTCTGCAACAGTTCAAGTCAAAAAGAAAGGCCCGCCGAAGCGGGCCTTTCCCTTACTCACAACACAAGGTTGGGAATATTACGCACCCGCAGAACCGTAGATCGCGCGGGGATCACTCCAACCGAACGAGTAACGCTCACGAGCCTTGTAACGCACGTTGCCCGTGTCAAAATCGCCTTCCATGGCGGTCTTGATCGCGGAACGAACGAAGTGCTTCAGGCCGTTCGGGGCGTCGGTCTTGATGAACCACGCGTTTGGATCGGTCAGGAAGTGGTTGATCGTGTAACCACCCGGAAGCATTCCCATCGACTTCATCGCGTTGACGTCGTTGTCGGCAGTGCCAACGCGGAGATCCGACACGAGGATACGCTCAGCGGTAAACTGGAGCGCCGGGGGAACGATGAGCTTCATGCCACGAAGAGCGATCTTCAGGCCGCGTTCATCAATAAACCCGGAGATGTCGATAAGAGCCTGTTCGAGCGACGTCTCGTTCAAATCCGCCGGGGTGGCGGGGATGTTCGAGAAGTTGCCGCCACCGACGGTCGGATGGGCGCTCGAGCACAAAGCAACGTTGTCACCGCCCTTGTAGGACGAGGAGAAAGCGTTGTTCAGGACCGAAGAGGCCTTGACCTGCTTGGTGTTCGACATCGAACGAGCAAGCGCACGGGTATAGCGCGAGCTGAGTCGGTCGTAGAGGTTGTCCTCAACGGCTTCTTCAGTAATCGCGAACGCCAGAGCGATCGTCTCATGGGTGTAGCGAGCCGTGTACGCTTCGTTAGCCGAATCGTACGAGATCGCCGAACCTTCGCCCTTCACCGGGGCCTGACCGAAGCCAGAGAGCATGACCTCTTCTTCGAACGCGCGGTCGGAGTTCTCCGTATCGAAGATTTCCGTATGCTCGTTGTCGTAGCGGTCGTACTCCAAACCGAAGAGCGCGTTGAGACCGGGCTCAAGCTCCTTCAGGAGTTGTGAACGAGTAATAGCCATCTGTCAGACTCCTATCAGACGCCCGCACCCGTACCGTTCGCAGAGTAACGGTAGAAGTGGTTGTTGAGGAGCACAATAGCCAGACGACCCGCTACCGTTGCGTCGCTGTTCGAAGGCGAATCTTCGAAACCAATGACGCGGAGGTTCAGGGTATTCGTGGTATTGGCCGTGGAAACGGCGAGTTCGGCAGTCGAAATGCCGCTCGTCGCGTTACCCGAAGTCGCAGTGCCGAGATTGGCATTCGCGAAAACGAGGGTAACAGCCGCAGCAGCGTCGCAGTTGATCAGGAACAAGGCGTCCGGATCGTCGACGACTTCGCAGGTAGCAACCGAACCTGCCATGATGGCAGCGGTGCCGGGCCACTTCGGCGACCAAACGGGCTTGCCCGTGAGATCGATAAAGTTGCAGCCAATGAACACGCCCAGAAGCGGGACCGTTCCACCGTTCGCATTTCCTACGATATCAACCAGACCGTTCGCGAGGGGGATAACCGGAGTACCTTGATAGATAACCGAAGAAGTACCCGCCGTCGCTGCCGTCTGGATCGAGTAGGTCGTGCTGCCAGTGGAATTGGAGCCGCTACCGAGCATCTTGTACGGGCGGAGCCCGAAGGCGGAATCGATATTCGCCATTTGCTCAGATCCTTATTGACATTATTCAGCGGAACGAGGTCCGCCGAACGTGACTCTGCTCTGCCGATCGGGTTTAAGGATCGGCATGGTGGGATTGCTCTCCCGCATGAGGTCATTATCAACCGCGGACAACTGATCAGTGGTCTGGCGGGTGTAATAAGCCTTGCGCTGACGAGCAAGTTCAAGAGGAATCCGGGCCAACATCAGTCCACCAACGCCAATCACTCCGGCGTGTTTTCCATCTTGGACTGTAGGCAGCTCCCAATCCGGGAATTCCTCAGCGCGAACGAGTTCAAATCCTTCGCGGAGTCGAGCGGAGAGGTTCTTCCGATCATCTACACCATTGGCTTCGTATCGAATCCAACGATGGGCATAACCCTCCGGTGCCGGAGGTGCGTCCAAAGAGGACGGGGGCTTCCACGCGGTAACACGGGAAGAAGAGGTGCGGCCTTCGGCCGAACGAGGGGTCTTGTCAATCATTTGATGTCTCCCTTAACCGTTCAACCGCTGAAGTTGCCGTGCATAATCTTTTAGACTCACTCCAAGCCTTTTGGCAATAGCCACCTGACTAGGAGAAAGTTTGATCTGTTTACGGGTTTCAGAACGCTGCGACCCATTGGCCGAAGCAACCATCGGTGAAGGCTTCTGTTTCTGGTCAGGTGCCGCAAACTTATGAGGGAAGTCGCGGCGGATACGCTTGTCCAATTCCACGTAGTACTCGTCGGAAGTGGGGTCAAAACCTTCCATTTCCACAAGATTCTTGTGGATACTGAAAGCTGTAAACGTCATGGGCTCATCTTGGCCGAACCAAGAATTCCGGTCTGCCCAATCAGTCGCTTTCCTATCAGGAGCGGCGGGAGCAGGGGCCGGAGTAGGCTGAGTGACCGCGCGACGTTGCTGATCAGTTTCGTATTCGCGGCGGACCTGCGCCTGACGGACACGATCGTTTTCAACTGCGAGATTGGCCAATTCACGCTGAGCAGAGATTTGACCATCGATATCGCCCCGATCAATCGCATGACGGAGACGGTCGTTGATCAACTGGTCTTGAGTCTTAAGGCGGGTTTGCGCTTCGTTCAGCAGAGAAGTGTCCAACTGCTGAGACCGATGCTTGACCGAATCAAGCTCAGACTTCAGCCCCTTGGCAAACTCAAGCGCCGCCTGTTCACGACGCTCCGCTTCACGGTACTTGAAGGTAAGCTTTTCGATCCGCTTTTTGACAGAATCGCTGTAAACTTCAAGGTCGTCGTCTTTAGGAGTCTTGGTGGGCTCGGGCTCCTGCTCGGCAGCGGCCTCCTTTTCAGGGGGTGCTCCGGTGGAGGCTTTGCCACCTTCCTTTTCGTCGAGATCGATTTCGACCTCGTTCTCGTCGTCACCGATAGAGAACATTTTTTCTTCAGACATGAGTGCCTCCTAAGGCGAGCGCCGTCAGACGTTTGTGATATCGTCCGGATCAGCGATGGTTGCGATGATTTCGTCATCGTTCAGAATGCGGACTTCCCCGCCTTCAATCTTGAAGCGGGCTCCGGCATACCGACCGATCATGACCCAATCGCCCTTCTTGCACCACGGTCCGCCGGGAAACTTTTCCTTATCGGCGTAAGCGTCCGGTCCTACACAAAGGACATACGCAACCACGGAAGCGAGGGACTGCCGCTCCACATACTCGTCAGGGAGGTAAACATCGCCCTTAGTCTTTGCCTTGCCTCGGTAGGGGAGAACAAGAATTCTCCACCCGGTCGGCTGAGGAAGTCTGGCCAAGGCGGATTCAGGCAGCTTCGTGGGGTCTAAAACCCGCTCTTCTGCCTTAACATACGCCTCTTCCAACAGACCCTGTCGGGTCTCTACGACCTTTTCTGCGGTCGGCATCGTCTCTTTTGCGCGAGCTACATGCTCGGGCAGGATCAAGCTAGTCATTCTGCGTAGCTTCCTGTTTCAGCACAGAGCGCAGTTCAGAGTCAATTTCATCCCACACCTCGAGTTTACCCCGAAGGTGACGGAAAGCGGCGTAGTCCTGAACTGAGCCCTGTGTAATGGCCTCAACGACTACAGCCCGCCGCTCACGCATCACTTTACGCAAGCGGTCCACCAAGTAAAGGTCATCCATCAGCGCACGCTGTAAGTAGTCGCTCGCAGCATGGCTCCCTTACCCTTCACCTCCTGCCGACCCTTGGGCGCGGGGGTGTTATGGGCGCACGGCTCCACCTGAGAATAAGGGACCATACCCTGACCGGAGATTTCCATCTTGGTCTGGACGGCCACGTTGCCTTGCTTGGTGCGCGGATCGGGGTTTCTCATAACGTTCTCCTACTACGAGGGGGTGTACGAATAGGTTCCGGAAAGACTTCCGAGCCCAAAGTTGGGATTCATTGCGACGGAGTTCAGTCCGCGATACCCGATATAGGGCGACGGAGATGTTTGTGTCAACCCTCCATTGCTGGGAAGGTACCGAGAAAGGTCGTACCCGATAGGGGCGACACTGGCGATGCCTCCTCCGGAGGAAGTGCCGCTAACAGGAGTGGTTCCGCTCAAAGGACCACCACCGTTGGGGGTGATGGCGTACCTGTTGTAAGGGGAAGTTCCGCCAGAACCGCCGTCTCCTCCACCCATAACGCCGTCAGGGTTGCTGAAACCATCCGGATTTCCGAAACCGCTGAAGTCTCCGCTTGCGATCGCATCTGCCAAAGACTGTAAACCGCCGCCCACTGTGGGGCCTCCAAAAAGACCCGAAGCAGTGTTGACCAGTCCAAGCCCCGGAACGAATGAAACAGCCATATTAGCGACAGTTTCGACAGGTCTGCCAAGAGCTTGAGAAAACTCGGCCCCAAAGTAACCAAGCGGGTCTGTAAGGAGGGAAGGCGTTTCAACCGTCGGAGTAGTCGCAGGGGCCGCAGCAACCGATGTGGTGCCGATAGCAGACGGAGCACTGGCAGTGGTGGTGGCAGAAGGCGACGTAGTCGCTCCATACGCCATAGACGCCCCGGCAATACCGGGATTACCCGCCATCATGCCGGGGGTACCCATCCCGATCGCTTCCTGCATCCCCATAGCGACCTGTCCCGCCGGACCCATCATCGCAGCATTGGTCGCGGTGACGTTACCGTAGGCGTCAACCATTCCTAGGCCGATGCTCATCGGAGAAGGAGCGGCCATCATTCCGGAGTACTGGCTCATAGCGTAGCCGGGGACGGCAGTAGTAAGACCGACTTGAGGGCTAACCACCCCGAAAGCTTGACTCATGTTGAAACTGCCGAGCATCCCGGCGGCTACCCCGCTCGGGTCACTAAGAGAAGTACCAAACCCGGTAGAAGTTCCGGCACCGAAACCTTCGGTGTCTGGTCCCGTTCCAGTAATACCCCCGAGGCCGAAGCCTCCCATGCTGATATCGCCAATACCCAAGTTGCCTACGGCATTGGAAACGTCCATGCTTGCGGGAGCAGTTCCGACTTGCCCAGTTACTCCACCGAGACCAAAAGAGCCGTACCCCGTATCTCCAAGGGCAGAACCGGCATTGTCTGCAGAGGCATATCCTGCGGTATTGTCTGCATACCCACCGACAACGCCCATCGCGGCGCTGTTGTCATACCCACCCCATCCGCCCGTGGTTTCTGCCGACAATCCGCCGTCAGAGTTGCTGCCGTCCCCCCCGCGAGGGATCTCAGTCAGAAGGAGACGTTTCCAGTTCATCAAAGACAAACCCGGTTGATGCGGACCTTGCCACCGTATTTGCGGCGAAAGTAGATATTCTTTCCTTTGTAACCCAGTTCACAAAGCTTGGCACGCAGCAATCTTGCTACGGGAGTTCCGTTCCCTTGAGGGGACAAAACGTCTACTGCCCAAATCCTTCCGCCCTCGGTAGTCCAGTCTGTAGGCTGAAGTTTTCGACTCCCGTCGATAAAACCACGCGATGCTTCCTCTGAAAAGAAGCCATAGGTGGCGAATCCTGCAACACGGCCTTCCGTATTGGTGATGTAGACCACTTGTCCCAAAGAAACAGGGGGATACAGTAACCGAACAACGTCCGTAATCGTCCACGAGCGATGGAGCGGGGACATCGTCATCAAAACAGATGCCTGAACCACAAACTCGGCGGCGATCATTTTAGCGGCACGTTGGAAAAGCGGTCATAATAGGGGGCGATGCCCTGAAACCGCGTCTGGGGGCTCATTTGTGACACTTCGGGGGCAACAAAAAGAGCATCTATACCGTTTACCATCCCACCTTCGGCAAAGCGGAAGTTATATCCGGCTTTGACTCCGTAAGAAGGCTCCGTATAAGGAGACTGAGCGCCTTGCACACGTCCGTAGTTGCCACCAACGGACAAAATTCCCTGTCCCAACGGCACTTCCGTCCCGGCAGAATATCCCCGGTACTTGCCCGCTTGCATAAATCCGGCATTTGCGGGCAATCCGGGGACGGCAAACTGCCCTTGGGTCGGTTCGTTTTGACTGAACTGCTGTTTTGTCTTAGAAATCAACTCTTCAGACCCCGGAATAGGGCCAAAAGGGATGCTTTGGTCGCCTTGGATCGGTTGATCCGTGTAACGGGGGTAATCAACTTGCGAAGGGTCAAATATCTGCCGTTCTAGCGGCAACGGACCGGAAACGTTCAGGTCCGGGGGCAACGATCCAAGATATCTATACCAGTCTTCGCCTTGCATCACATTCCGCCCGTCCGTTGGAGCTGCGCCGCTACCCTCATCTCTGCGATTTGCTCAGTAGACATAAGACGCGCCTTTTCCATGGCGAGCTTCTCGGCATTACGCTGCTTATCTATCTGGATCTGTGCAGCGTCGCCCTGTGCCTTCCGCATATTGTCTTTTTCGCGGATATCCAGTTCGCGGGACTTCAAATCAACAAGCGCATCTTCGCCCTGACCCTTGGGAGTAAGCTGCTCGAGGGTTTCAGTGACAAGTTTCGCTTCGATGCGAGAGATTTCAAGCTGAAGCCGCTGCGGTTCGACCGCTTGTCCGGTTTCCTGCTGAACTTTTTCAGCTTCGCCTTGGACCTGAGTGGTCGCCAACATGGCGATGTGTTCCATCACATGCCCGAGCAGGATACCGTACACCGGAGGTGAAGTCTGCACGATGGGCGTGAGGATGAACTTCATATGTGCCTGAATGTGCGACATATGGTCTTGTTCGGGAAACACTCGCAACGCCTTCTCACCCTGAGGGGAAGAAAGCGACCGAGCATTCTCCACCGCCGCGCTCTCCGCCTTGGGTTCTGTGGGAGGTACGAGCACCGCGTCGATATTCTGCACGCCTAGGGCCGAGTACATCCGGCGATAGGCTTCGTACATGTTGTGCATGTCGGGGGAGAGCTGAGCGAGTTTGAGCTGCTCCTGCGCCAAAGTGATGCGCTGCGTCATGCTGTAGATATTGGGATCGCTCACCGGAACGATGTCGATCCTGCGGTCGAAGTCCTGTGCCTTCACACTCTGCTCGGCACCCGGAACTTCGTAGGGGTACTCTTCGGGCAAATCTTCAGCAAACACACTGGCAAGAAGCTTCAATTCCTGCTTCTGCGCGTAGTGCAGCCGCTTGTGGACGGCAGACATCACACGACTACCACGCTCCAACAGAGCAATGGTAGTGCCGACGGGCATTTCCTGATTGCCTTCGCCCATGCCGAGGTCGGTCGTACCGATGAACTTTTGAGCAGCGCTGATGCAGAAACCCATCAAGCTGAACAAGGTGGCCGAAGGCTCCTTGTACGGCAACGGCATCAGGTTTTCGCGCAACGCGCCACCCGGAGCGTCAACGTCGCGCCACTCGCCCGGTTGCAGCGGGGACTCTTGGTCCTGAATCCGCATACCCTTGGCTTTGAATCCCGCCGGGAGGTTGCTGAGCGTTCCGGCGTCGATCAACTGACGCAACAGCGACGTAGAACTGCGCGACAAGTTGCCGATAAGGTGGACAAGCCCGAACCCGTAGAAACCGAGGCCCGGGAGAAACTTGTAGTGGACGAAATACTGGCGCTTGCGCTTGCGAGTGTCTTCTTCGCGGTAGTTGCGGCGGATGGAAAGGACTTCACCGCTCGTGGCTTCGATGGTCACGATGTACGGAAGCTTGACCCCCGTCGGTTCGCCTTCAGCATCTACATCCTCTGAACCTTCGATGTCCAGATTGCAGTGGCACTCGTAAAGGACAAACTCATCGGGGGTGGACGAAGGTTCAAGGCCCGTGATCTTGTCTTGTTTGTCCTTGATGATGTCGTCGCTGTTTTCCGTCGGATCCTGAAGTTCAACGTCGCGGTAAAAACCACTGACCTGTTGCTTCTTCAGAGTGTTTGAAGTGACTCGGACCACATGCGTAACACGCTCCGCCGTGGACAGATCCTTGGCGCTGTACGGAACGATAAGATCCTTCGCCTGAACGAAAGGACTCGTTGCACGGCCAAGATCACCGTCGTAATAAACTTTCTTAAATGCCGAACCGCCGTAGCCGACGTAGTACAGCATCTGGTCGAAATCAGGATCATATTCCTCCATGATTTCGGTGATTTGAAAGTTCATGTAGTTTTTGACGCGTTCGGCTTGAGCTTCCTTTTCAGGAGTCACCTTGCCGATCACTTGCGTACGAGTCGGACCCCCTGCTGGGAGAAGTTCCTTGTACGCCTGAGCCTGAAACTGCGTGACCGCTTCGTTCAAAATAGGGTGCGTAACACCCGTAGCCCCGTTGAACGGTTCAGTGCGTTCTTCGTACGTCAGCCCAAGGAGCGTGAGGCCTTCTTCGTAGGTCTTTTCCCACTCGGCCCTGCTCGACTTGTCTTCTTCAATGAGAGACGTGAGGTCCTTGCTGATGGAAGCAAGGTCGGTGTCATCCATCTCATCGGCAAGGTTCGCACCGAACCCCAAAGAACTGATTCGCTTTTCCGGTTCGTCAAAAACGATGGTGGCACCACCCTCGTCGTCTTCAACGATCTCAAAGCCTTCGTCGTCTTCAGGAAGCGTCTCTTCCAAATCTACTGTGGTCTCATCCGTCTGGTTCGGTACCGACGGGTATTCGTCCATCTGACCTTCAATGCTGAAAGCAGAAGGCAAAGGACGTTCAACGTTGTTGAAAGGACCAACGGCCATCAGTAGTACACCCTTCGCACAGGAGCCCCGTTGCGCTCATAAACATAATCATCAGGATGAGTAACGAACCCTCCCTGACGGAACCGCATGAGGGCTTGCGTCATCGCGTCAACCATATCATCATGCTCGCCGAACGGAAAGGCGGCGGTTTCTTCTATTACCTCATCGGCCCAACTCGCCTCCGGAGCCCAAACCAATCCGCTTTCGAACAACGGAGCCACGGCATTCGCGCGGCTGATCTTGTCATTCCCTCGACTGGGACTGAAGTTCACAACCGGAATACCCGTGGCCCGTAGCTCTTGAGTCAAGGGCATTCCCGCCGCCTTGCTTTCGATCAAAACCGTATCGGGTTCCCAATACTTGTATTCTTCGTAGGCTATCCGCTTCAGTTCAGGGAATTCCCATCGGCCTTTCTTCGCGTCCAACAGAATCAAGTTGGGCGGTGAATCTTCCGTCGGGTAAAACACGCCCCACGTTTGAATCGCGCTGAAGTCGGCCGTCTGCGTTTTCATAAAAGCGGTGTCGTAACTCTGCATCACATATTGCAGCTTCGGCACTTTTTCATGTGTCCACCTTTTCCACCACAACCGCTTGATGATGCTGGACGTATCAGAAGTCGGCTGCTGCATATACTGCGCTTGCCACTTGCTGAGCGCGATAGAAGCTCGCACCCCTTCAAGTTCGTCCAAACTCCAGTATTCCGACCACAACGGCGAACCATCCGGCATGATGGCCGGGAACTCGACCACTTCCCACTTGTCGGCCTTGGGGTCGTTCGCACTCTGCTTCAACAATCTTGCAGTAAGGTCCATCTCACCCCACCGCGTCATAACCACCACAATGGCCCCGCCCGGCTGCAAACGCTGTCGCGGTCCACCCTGATACCACTCCCACGCGGCATCGAGCGCCGCAGGACTCATCGCATCCTGCTCACTGTGCGGGTCGTCTACAATAAACAAATCCGCTCCGCGACCCGCGATGCTGCCCCCCACACCCGCCGCGTAATACTCGCCACCGCCATCTGTTTCCCAACGATACGCCGCCTTGGAATCGCTCTTCAACTTGACGCCAAAAACGCTCTGGTATTCTTCAGTCTCCATAAGGGTCTTCACCTTACGGCCGAATCGTACCGACAAATCTGCCGTATGCGTCGCTTGCATGATCTTCAAATCAGGCCGACGGCCCACCATCCATGCAGGGAACAAGAAGCTCGCAAATTCGCTCTTCGTATGGCGGGGCGGCATATTGATAATCAATCGCTTCAAATCACCACGCGCCACCGCTTCCAATTTCTCAGCTACAATCTTATGATGTCGTCCGGCAATGAATCCCGGCCACACATACCGCACGAACTCTAAAAACCCGCCACGCGCATTCTCGCTCGCAAACAAATGCGCCGCCCGCTGACTGAGCTGAGCAAACCGCTTGACGGCATCTTCCGGCAACGCTTCGAGGCTATTGGTCATCGGTCCATCTTTCTGGGGAAATTGGAGTATGGGGCCATGCCCCGGTACCTTGCAACTCAGTTTGAGAAAAGGGGGCAGGCAAACCCGGTACCTTAACCGAGAATTAAGGATTCGGGGGCGAGTAACTTTTGAAAATTGACCACGAACCGTGGAAAACTTGGTTTAGGGTTTTGTGGTGGTTCCATGCACAGAGAAAGGGGGGGCCGACTCTGGGATTCTACCGATGAGATTAGTAGATTGATAGAAACCACCGACACCGATTGTAGAACCGATGACCAGATTCCACTGATATATGACGTAGATTGATTCCACTGATATATGACGTAGATTGATTCCACTGATATATGACGTAGATCATCCGATTCCACTGATATATCACGTGGATTGATTCAACATAGATCTTATGTAGATCATCCGGATTCCACAGATATATCACGTGGATAGAGACGATTTGACAGAGGACTTATGTGGAATCAATCCACATAGATCTTATGTGGTTAACCGGGATTCTACAGATATATCATGTGGTTTGATTCCACATTCCCAAAGCGGGAATGGTTGGACAAATGAACCACATGCCGGGAATGTAGAATACGGACAGAAAGAAAGCCCTACCCATAATGGGTAGGGCTGACTGATTACGCTGCGAGCGGGACTAGGTGGACAAACGGGGTGCCCCATGTCTTAGCGTTCGGGCTGTACCCGCCGTTGAGCAAGGCGAGCAGACAGACCGGATTGTTGGGAGTGTGTTGCTTGACCGTGCCGATAGCGGCCTTGTCGCCCGACTTGCACCATGCCCAATGTGCACCGAGATTAGCACACGTGAACACATGGTTTTGGAGGAGCGCCCGAGTGCCGTTGGGATTGCCGTTGTAGCCGAACGGGACCGGACCTTTGAGGCCTTGCTTCTGCCAGTCGGACGCAACGTTGTTACGGACTGTAACTCCGGCGCGAGCCCAATGCCCCCCGCAATGCTGATTGACCCATGCGCGGAGCATTTGCACGTTGATGGGCGACTGAGCCGTGCCGAACAAGGCGTTGTTCGCGGGAGGGGCCGACGTGGCCACGGGAGCGGACTTGACCACGGGAGCGGACTTGACCACGGGAGCGGGGGACTTGGCCACGGGAGCGGGGGACTTGGTAGCGGACTTGGACATGACTTAACCCTTACGTTACATTAACCAGCAGCACCGTGCTGCCAGTAACCTCACCCTACGCCCATTAAAACTCTATTACAAGCACTTTTTTACATGTTGCGATGCGAAATAGTTTTTGCGCCGCACACAATCTACATTCTCAGATGTAGATTGTTTTGACACACATCTGAGAACGTAGATTGTTTGAATCCACACGACGATCCTGTGGAATCGACGATTTGATGACCTTGAGCGGGCGCTCCCATGATCGTCAAACCGGTCTCCTCTGTCACAGGCAGAGGATTCGATGACCATGGACCTGTCTCCTCTGTCACAGGGAAAAGATGAAATGATGAGTTTGTGATCGTCTTATCATCATTTCTAGTCTTCAATGGACCTATGACGACCGACGAAGCGAAGAGACGATGTATTCGACGCACTTGGCATGGGCTCCGGGGCCAGATATACTGAAACAAGGGACAACGGCGCACGGTCCCTTGACCATCGTTATTTCAGGGATCCTATACGCGGCAAATAAATATAGAGTCTTTGACTCTGGATGTCCTACCAAGTTGAAGACGTTGTCTTTTTGCCTTGATCTTAGGGTTTGCCACGCAATTTGGGCGGGACGCCAGAGGTTAGACAGTGACAAGGATTTGGTGCGGCATATTTTGAGCTCGAGCCAAAACTCGATCCCATCTCTTGCCCCTCCCGTCGGCGAGGAGACCACTCCATTCAAATCTGGTATGCCTGTACCTACCCATGCCTCCAACCGAGTCCAGAGGACGTCCCTGTCAGTTGCCTTTTTTAAGTCGGCCCAGAGTTTCTTTTCCAGTGACATGCGTAGCCTCAAGATCTATGGTTGTTGCAGTCGCAGAGGCGAGGGCAGGGAACTCGGCCTGTAGGCGGCGGATCTCCGACATGACTTCCTCTTTGGACATCTGGTCGATCTTGCCCACCAATATTTCCTGTCGGGTGATGTACAACCCTGCGGCTTGCCCTCTAGCCTTCTCTGCACTTACAGCTGCCGGATAATTACCATTCTGATAAGCCGCGTCTCGGATCTCAGCGAGCTTGCGAACGTGGTTATCAAAGTTGACCTCATACTTTCTAGCGAGCTCGCTCTTTACTTGTCGGATGTAATCCAATGCTTGCGGGTAATCCCGGCCGTTGAGCAGCGACGACGCCATACTGGCAGCGCTCGCCTCTGCATATCCCGCCATGCGGGCGGCATCCGTCTGAGTGACGTCTTCCGAGGCAAAGATCTCACAGAACTTCTTCTGCAGGGGTGTCAGTCCCATCGCCTGTTTAGGGTTGGGGACGATCTCAAGCGCGGACGTTTTCGGCTTCCACGTGATCTTCGGTCTAGCCATTGCGGTCTCCTCAACCGTGTCTTTCTAGCTTGCATAATAAGGACCGAAAAAGCCCCCGACAAGCACGTTCAAACGCCTCCTTAACACAGTTAAGGAACTCTCTCTATAAGAGGATCAATGATATTGAGGTGATATTGAATAAGATATTGAAATTACAAATATATTGGGATAGTGTCTTTTTCGACAGAGACATCAATTTTCAATGACCATCTTTCGCGTACGCGCAGGGGTTTAAAAGTTCTGTTTTGATGGATTGGAGATAGTGTGATAGTTAAGATAATTTTAAGATATCGGGTTAACCCTTTGAAACTGTTCACTGATAGTGAGATATCGGTTATTGGCCCTTTCACAATGACCCATAATTCTCTCACCCGGAAAACACGCTATATGGATATCTCCTTATTTTTCAACTACTTCCCCTAATATCTTCCAATATCATTGATCTCCTTATAGAGAGAGTTGCGAACGAACAGGGAACACCGAACACCACCCCAATGATATCAAGCACTTACCCGAAACCCGCGAGCGACCCCCGAGCCGAAACCCTATTGAAAACCCCGTTGAAATCCACCCGAAAAACCATGAAAAAAGGGGCCACGGACATGCGCCCGTGGCCCCTGAGAACGACAGCCTACCCGCGAGAGCTGTCGTTCCGTCCGTTGAAATCGATGTGAACTCGAGCAAAGAATTCTTGGTGTTGCCCGGTCTCACGAAACTGCTTGTTCACACGAAAAGCTTTTTCGACGGCTTCGCTGCCGGATGAGTATGCACCACAGCATGTGACGTATTCCCCCTCTTTGGGAGGGAGAGGCGGTTGATCATTCGCGATCCGATAGATATTGACATATAAGAATTTTGACACGGCTTGTTTATCCTTCTTACAGTGCATGTAGAACGAACTGACGAACGTTGTCGTCGTTCGCGGTATCGTAGAATTCCACTCGAGACCCGTCTACAATTACCACCCATTTTTCGTACTCTCCTATGAATGGAGATTGCGAACTTACCCCCGGAAAGAGGGCGTAGTCTTCGGTCTCGAATGGACGAAGGCCCGTATTCCCAAGAACGCGGAAAACATTCTCCGGCTCCAAGCGCCTACGCTTTTCCATCCGTTTGCTCCTTCTCCTAGCTACACCCTAAGCGTAATACCTAGAAACACCGACTACAACGCTCGTTTTGTCGCCCCCGCATCATCTCCCTATCGCTTCACGCCACGAGAGAGGGCTCCTACAGGCCTCCACCGCTTTTTAGCTATACGGGTAGCGGCCCCCACCTCCACAGGCCTCCTTGAGCCTCCTACGCGCGGCACGTAAAAACATCCGTTGCCGTAACCTTGCTCAAAAACGGTTTCACCCCCCGTCTTGGACGGAGGTGATTGTTCAGTGGTGTATGGAACAGTTTCAGTCGGTAGAACCATCCATGACTACATGGAAGGTTTTGTTCTTCATCACTTCTGCAAAGCGGTCGTCCCAGTACGCACACAATGCCGTCACGCTATGGTACTCTTGCAGAGCGTCAGACACTTTGTCGTCCCAGTCGATGTCATCCATTGCACATTCAACTTTGTCCGAAGCATCAAAGTCTTCCAAAGCCGACTCGATCTTGGAGTCGACATCGGCCATTACGTTTTCAACTATGCTGTCGGTCATTGCTTCGGTGGCGTTCTCTACGGCAATGCTTACGTAGCTCTGTACCATCAGCTCCAACTTGGCGCGGTCAAACGCTTCGAGCTTTTCGGTAAGGGCGACAATTTGGCTCTCCAACTGAGCCAAGTGTCGTACCGCCGCCGTTTCTTCCGTTATGGCCGGAGAATTGGAAGCCACCATACGCTCTAACTCTGTAACCCGCTCGTTGAGCCAACGTGTAGAGTCGATCAAAGAGACGATGGCACGTAGTCCAAGGTTATGCACCTCATAGGCATAGTCACGGGCTTTGTCCAAACCTTGGTCTATTGCACCACGCAGGTCGTTTGCTTCTTTTGCTTCAGTCATAGTCAGTTCCCCTTTCTATGGAAATCGGGCAGAGCACCACCCTAGGCTTTAGCATAAGCTAAGACGCGTTGAAGTAAAGCGTCTAAGCCTCGGAAGTCGTAAGTGGGGTGACCATAGTAAAGATCGGCTCAAACCCCTCTTGTTCAAGTAGATAGTTGATTTCGCGTGCGTAACGTGTCCAGTCGGGTTCGGCGGAGTCACCCCGCCTGAACTTTTCAACGTGGCCCATTATTTCTTGGTTGATGGTCCGCAGCTCGATGCAGAGCCATTCGGGCATGTCGGGCAGCAAGCTATGAAGATACCGATAGACGAGCATAAATTCTTTTTCGGTCATTGTTGCGACCCCTCCCTTTTGTTGTAGACTAGAGAAGTTCCTACTGACTCCTCCCCTTGCCCCGGAGCGCGCATCCGCTGCTCCGGGGCTTTTTTGGTTTATTTGGTCAGCACTTTGTAGACGGCGTAAGTGCCGATGGCGAGAACCACCACGTAAAGAATCATCAGTAGCACTCGCTCCAGTGTTCGCCTGTTTCCTCACCCCATTGCGAGCGAGGAGCCAACCTATGCCCGGATTGGTTGTAGTCGGCCTCGCAACTGTCGCATGTGGTGGTGAAGCGGTTAGACACGTTGAGCCATGTACCGCAGCACTTGACCTCAACCGTTTGACGGGGGTAAGTGGTCCCCGGATACTGAGCAGATTCTACCATTTCGGTGGTCACGCGGCGGTTACTCATCGGTACCCTCCTTTGTGGGCTCTTGCTCGGCGACCTTTTGGAAGTCGTCGATGATCCGGCCCATGCGAACAATCTCATTGCGAGCGAAAGCGATAGACTCAGGGTTGGTGCTGCTTTCCAAGATGGTGACGAGCATCTTGGCAGTTTCTGCCCATGTGGGCGTAAGTGTGAGCTGACGCATCACTCGTCCTCCTCTTCAAACCCTGCAAGCGGCACTCAAACGCATACTGCATCCGCAGTTCGGCGTTTTGCTCTGCATCCTGCGAGAAAACGGGCATTGATTCATAACGCGGTGCCATTGGTCAGTCCTCCGTGCTTTCTTCCACGTAGTTGATAAAGACCCTCGTGCATTCACCTACGGGGTCTAGCTCTATGCTGTCGCCGTAGTCCACGGGAGGCCTATGCCTACCTTGCAAGCCTAGGGCTGATTTGCCTCTACGGACAAGCAAGGCGCGCGAAGCATGACTAGGAGCCGTAAACTCGGCGCGACGCACCCATGAGTAGTTGGCCTGACCCCCGAACGTGTCGGTGTATTCTGCGAGATACTTGGGCATTGGTCTTATGTCCTTACGTAAAGAGCGGCTGCTCAGTGAGATAAACCGTTATATTTCGGCTCTGCTTCTGCTTGAGCCGTAGCCGACGCGCGGCCTGTTGCTGCGCGTCGTAACTCGTAGCGGCTGCTATCAGCAGCTTCTGGTCGCGATACATACAAGCGTAGACAAGCACGGCGACCTCCTCACTACGTGTGGATCTGCCAACGGTGCTCGTTGCCCTTGCGAAGTATGGCGTCGGCGGAAGGGTTTTGCCCCGGACCGTGATACTCGATGCCGCCGTACAGCAGCGTACCTATCACTAGGTCTGTGTCGTTCTCAACTTCCTGAATGCGCCACACGAAATCGTTCGTGCGGCTACCAAGATCGTTACCGATGGTGACTTCAATCTTGCGACCGTCGTTCGCATAGTTCATGGCGAGAAACGAGATACGCATGAAGCAGTGGTTGAAAGATTCGGTGGCCCCGAGATGCTCGGCAAGCCGCGCTTGCTCTACGTAAAAGTCGGGATCAAAGTACTCGAACGTCACTTTCATTGGAAGCCCCTTTCTACAGGCTCTGGCATTGTGCCTAGTTATAGCTTAACTGTAGGACGCGGCGACACAAAGCGTCTATTTGTACCGCCGCGTAAGAGTTACTGTTCGTAGTGAGAACGGACTCGTTCCCTCGCCCGTTTGAATCGTTCCGTCACGCAAGATTGACAGAGCACGAGACATCCTACGAGAAAATTTACCCCGTCGCTCTCACAGTCGTCACAGGGTATGCGAAACGTGAACCCCTTTCTCTCTTCAGTAGGGAAGCCGTTCACTGCATCTTGTTCGTCACCCATTCCCCGCCCCTTTGCATCAGCAACATCTCGTCATAGCCGATAGTTGCCAGTTTGATGAATTCTTCTTTCGTAATCACTTCCACTGCCGTGGCACATGTTACGAAAAGAGAGCACTTAAAGATGAGAGCATTGACTTCTGCTTCTTCCATCCGCTCCGCGCATAGCGAATGAACCGCTGTCGCCGCGCAAGACATCAGTTCAGCTGCCATTTCCTCCAATTGCTCTTCCGAGAACCCATGCTCTGCGTCCATTTTCGTAACTACGTCCATGGGACGCTCCTCTCTCCCGCACAGGCACGTAGACCAGTTCACGATGATAAGAACACCATGACGTGTCCGCGTGAACAAGTTCTCCGCAGCACAGGGTCTTCTCGGCATTAGGCGCACCGAGTATGTAGGCACACTGGAGCCGATGCCTGTTGACCAACAGCACACCGTCACCCTTGCCCAAGAACCGATGGACGACGGGCTTGGGCAGATGCACCACCTTGCCGTTATCATCCACCGGAATGTTCACGAACGAAAGGGACGGTTTCGGTTTTGCCGTCGGGTTAAGCTCCACCACAACGTTCTCATGTGTAGGCTTGGACCTGTCCCTTTTCTTGGCCAAAGGTTCAGGCCGCTTGACAGAAAGTCCCAGACGGAACTTCATCCCCATGAAGGAGTTGCGAGTTCGCCCCGGCAAACCGTCGGCGATCTTTTGCGCGGTCAAGCCTGACTCAAACCCTTCACGCATCTTGCGGATTTCTTCATACGTCCAAGGCTTGATAAACACACCCATCACTCTACCCCTTCGTAACGAGCGGGCTGAGCCCCCGCTTCCTGATTTTGATATTTGCCCGTGTACGGGCTTTCGGTCGGGGTATCCATTTGCAGCAGAATAATCTGAGCAATGGGAGTACCCTCCCTAATAGAAAGTACCATCGAACCGTTATCGAACCGTTGTTGACAAGCTCAAGTGTGAGCCACCCGTGCCACCCCGGCTCTATCACGGTGTTGAACAGGCTCAAACCACGGCGAGCCCATGTAGATTTGTCATGCACCATGCCGACAAGGTCCTCCGGCATTTCGAACCGCTCGACGGTCGAAGCCAGAGTGAAGTCCCCCGGTTTGAGCTCGACATCTTCGGCGATGCGAACGTCGTATCCGGCATGGCTCAACCCGTAGGTGAGTCCATTGGCGAAGGACTTTTCACAAAAGGGAGTGAAGATTCCGCGCTTACGGATAGACTGTGCTGAAAGGATCATTCTTCATTTTCCCCAAAGATGGCGCACGGGTAGCGTACGTTTTCCCATTCCATCACCGCCTCTGACCATGAAGCTAGCTCTCGCGGCGTCACCCGCATCACTCGTCCTCCTCTTCAAACTCTTCGCATTCTTCATCGAAGTCTTCCCAAGCGTCCGGATCGTCATCATCCGTATCGCCCGCATAGTGTGGGTCTAAACCCTGCAAATTGATCATCGCCAACAGGATAGCGTGCATACCGTCTGCAGGGTGCGTCTTGCGGTAAGCCAAAGCCACCCGCTCCAACGCTTCGGCTACAGCGCCACGGCTACGGTCGTCGTCGGACACGTCTTCGACGAACGTCTCAACGATCCCGTCCCAATGATGTGTGACGTGCACGGTGTACGTCACGGGCTTACGTTTCTTGTTCAGGTCCACGATGTCGGTCATCACTTGTTCTCCCCAAGTACGGCGCGGGCGGTTTTCGCCATTCGTTGATGCGCCGCGTCGGTGTCACCCCATTCAGTTTCCTCGGCTACGATTTCCCGCAGCGCATCGCGCAGCCGTTCAATTTCATCGGCGGCTTTAAGCATACGCACTGCTCGCTTGATCGGTGCGAGACCTTGTGCTTCCTCGCGCAGCCATTCAACGATGTCGGTCATCGCTTGATATCATGGAGTGCCTCGAACGCGATGTTACGCATTCTCGATACGACCCAGTAGTCGCCCAGATGTTCGGGCGAATAGTCGTGAATGGATTGCAGCTCGGCACGCAGCCGTTCGATCTCGGCGGCGCTCAACACACCCCACACCTCGGAGCGGGCTTCGCGCTCGGACTGGGAGCTGCCCTCGTCGCGCAGTTGGTCAACGATGTCGATCATTTATCCTGTCTCCTAGAAATGAGTGGTCAGACACCAGACGCCGACGGCCATAAAGCCGATCAGCGTAAAGGCTCCGATTGCTGTACATCACATGACGAGCACGAAAAGAAATCCGTTGTCGATCATCACTTGTCATCCCCGAGAGTCGCGCGGATAATTTGCAAGGTCTCACGGATTGCTTTTTCCGTGGCGGGATACTGCTTTAGGTATTCAGCCGCAGCCTGTTTGTTAAGAGAACTGACGCCATGCTCGCAGTCAGACATCATGGCGTCGTGCAGCATGTTTTCGATTTCTGAGAACGCGTCTTTCAGTCGCAAAACGTCGCTAGCGTTGTCTATCGCAAGCGAGGCCATACGCTGAACATTGCTTTCCAACCGTTTGATAGCGTCGGTCATGCGTCTTCTCCACCACAGTCGTATCGGTCAGGGGTCAACGCTTTGTCGGCGTTGTATTCCATGGATAACCGAGCAGCGTCGTCACTGTAGTAGCGGTTTTTCCCTATGAACCGGATGTGCCAGAGGGCCTCCCGCAACTGTTCAATTTCCTGCTTCTGCTCGGCCATGCGTGCTCTGCCCCTACTGATTTCAGCAAGGGCCATACGGAGCTCTTCAGGCCCCGGCGAACAGACGGCTCCTTGAGCCGTCTGCACCGTGTCCCCCATAAGGGTCATGCTACTCTCCACACCCGCACGCCTTCTTCCAGAGTCCGCAGAGTGAACTTTTTCCCGACGCGCTTGGCATGGGTGCCGATGTTCCCCGAAACCTTGGCCATAGTGCCGTGGGGGACGGGGATAAGGAAGCTTTCGCCTATCTCGAGCTGTTGAAGACAAACCTGAATGGGAGAACGCTTCCTGTTCTGGGGGACGGGGATAGGAATGTTCTTTTCAATCGACAGTTGCATCAGACTTCTCCTTGTTGAGTTTCGCCGCCGCGCCACCCTTGGCACCGCTGCTCTTCGCCAGTTCGGGATAGCGAGAGAAAGATCGTTTTTCGGGAGGCACCGCAAACCCTCCTTTGATACCGCTGCTCACTGCGAGATCACGGTCCCTTGAGTATGTGCGGTTTTCCGGTTTGACAGCTTTGCCGCCGCTTGCCGCGACTTCTTTGCGGCGCTCCGGTGTCAACGAGGCGAAACCCCGTAGGAGCACTCGGCTTTCTTTCTTTTCAGACATAGTACCCCATCTCCTGTAGTTTCTTCAGCATACGCCGAGCCTGTTTTTGGGCGCTCTCGTCGAGGGCCTTTTCTTCAAACACATGCTCAATCATAGGAAGGTACAGTTCCGCCGCCTCTGCCACGGGCGACCCTTCCCATAATTCCAAATAACCGCTGTCGGTCAGCTCTTTGAGGAAGTAGAACACCGCCGCCGCAACTTTGTCTGCGCGCTGCTCGTTGTACTCCTCCATCATCTTCGTGTGAAGCCTGTCCACCTTGTTCCCGATCACTCGGGCCACAGGCGGGGCCATCCCTTTCAGGGGTTCTAAACACGCCACCCGTAGAAGAGCCTTCATCCGCTCCAAGCGGAGAGGCCCTTCTACGTCATCTACGAACACGAACGCATCGAGGTTCGCCACCGCGAACATCATCCTCGCAGGGAGGGCGCACTCTGTCCTTTCTTTGAAGAGCACGACGGCCATCTGTTTACTCCATGAAAATGACAACAAGCACCAACAAGCACCAACAGGAGAAGAAGGTAGAACATCAGAATTCCACCCCAGTACATCGCTTCCCTATAATCCATCAGACATCACCTGCTTGATCTTTGCTTTGTCCTCGGACGACAGGTAGTAGCCTAGCCCCGTCTTGGTCAACACCTGAACACCATACGGAGCCAAAGCCTTGCGGAGCCGCCACATGAGGACATTGTGGGCCGCATGACTGTAGATTTCTTTGTTTTGACCGTGGACGGCCATCAGTGTTTCCAAAGAACTCTTGGAAAGATAGTCTCTCTCCAAGAGCACCTTGAACACTGAATTGAGCTGTTTCTTCAGCCCGAAGCGGATAGCCGTTTCGGGAGAGCCGTCCAGAGCTTCTTCAAGTTCACGGACACGCTCACGAAGAACTATCAGTTCAGATTGCTGTACCAATGTCGTCCTCTTTCTTTGACTTGACCTTCCACGAGGGCGGAAGGTCAATGCCCAATGGCGCGAGCTTGGAAGCCAACGCGGCGGCGGAATCCGTTTCCAGTTCCGATTCCATGCTCATCTTGATGGTTTCAGTCACGTCGACCAGATTGGTCCCGGCATAGTTTTCGCTTTTGATGGTGCTGAACTGTGCCGCAAGCGACGAAAGCACCGCAAGCCTTGCATAGCTTTCGAAGTCCGTCCTGTTGAGGGCGATCTTGCTTTCGATCACGGACATCTCAACAAGAATAATGTCGTACTCGCTCACTTCGCGGTTGAGCTTGTGCGAAGCGGTTACGGCAGCACGCCGATAGAACCCTTCGATAGACTCGTACTTCTTTTGGTGGTCAGTGATGAGCCGTGACGCTTCATCAAAAGTGTCTTTGTAACTACGGGTCATTCCGCAAGCTCCTGTGCGATGTAGTCGCTGCGCCCGGAAATATCAGGGCTCATCAGAACGCGGACCCGTGTGCCGATGGGGATAACCTTCAGCCGCTCAAGAATACGGTCAGTCGTGTGCGGCGGGACAAACACATTGCCGCCGTTGTAGTCGGCGAAAATTATCCGCATCCCCGATTTGGCATAGGCGTGACGGGCGATGGTGATCTCACCGGAAATAATGTTGTTCGGGCGGTTGTAGGTTTCCCTGCCCTTTTTCACACCCGCGAGCAGCTCTGTCAGCCCCGCTCCGGGCGTTGCTATGGGCAGTGCAACAGGCGCAACCACCGGAGCAACCACGGCCTTATCAGAAGTTTCCATGAAGTCGATGTATTCCTGCATGATCTCGACCGCTTCTTGCGAAGGACCGTTGCGGAAGTCGCACCACAGATAGATCGAGTTGCGGGTGAACCCAGTCTCGTCGGAAAGCTTAGCCACACTTCCGGCCCTCTGCAGAGCCTTGGCAATAATCATCAACCGGGATTCAGTCATAACGTTCTTCATACTTGTCTCCACCACACATGAACTCAGGCGGGTTACGTCTCCGCCACGTAGCTATCCTTGCTTTTTCTCCTAGATAGTAGGCACGGTAGGCAAGCGTCGTTTCGCGACACTTGTATTCGTCAGGCATGGCCTGAGCGAACGGGGTAAACCCTCGAGCAGTTAAGCTTATGGGAGCGCACCTGACCAATGCGAGAACCTCAGCGCACGCATGTATTTTATCATAGCGGTGCTGATATTCTTTGCAGAGGGCGACGCCCAAACGCCAGAGCCATCGGTAGTTTTCCACAGACCGACTAGCCCACTGCGTACAGGGGTGATTTTGATGACAGGGCTTGTAGGGGGCTTCTTCACCGTACAGGTGGTAGACCGTGCAAAGCATCTGCGCGGTTTCCAACGGCATCTTCACTACGTGCTTGTCGCAGTGGAACTGAGCTGCTGTAACGGGGTCGTAGTCTAGAACGAAGATGTTCATTCCACCCACACCGAACGCGTCGGGCCGAGCGGTCCCACTATAACCCCGTAGATCATGATGCGTGCATTAGGCACGGCACTCATAATGCGGGCTTTTTCTTCCTGCGCCTCGGCAAGCGAAGGAAAATAATTGGTGGTGTAAGTACCGCGACCCCGAAACCAACAGCATGAAAATGCGTTGGCCGAAGACAGTATCTCAGCGTCGAAGTCGGCGCGGCTTTTGTCCGCGTATTCCATAGCAGCGTTCCTTTCTTGAACACCGTAAAGCTTAACTACCGTTTAATCCGTGGACAAACGGTTTTTGTTCCTGTTGTCCGCTGCCCATGCGACCACTGTGAAGATCTTTTTGTACTCTTCTTCTTGGCGGTAACGATCCCACAGATATTTGACACCGTTCTCAAACACGACCTCAAAATAGTGGTTGCCGAGTTTGATCTGTTCACTGGCGAAGATGACCAGTTCCAACATGTCACATATTTTCAGCCGCTTCTTTTCTTCAGGGTTCAAGATGATCGCCAAGCCGAGCTTCTTTTCCGCTTCAGCTTCGACACGAGCTACCGCTTCGGCAAACTCGGGGTAAGCCCACTTGGTCGTGGCCGGAATATCCCCTATGAGGATTTCAGCAACGTCATGGTAAAGCGTAGCTAAAAGAAGACCTTTAGTGCTATGCGGCCAAAGCTCATTGAGCAAAGTCGCAACACCCCACGAGTGTGCTCCCACGGTTTGACTATCCCCTACTGTCGGTACTGTATGAAAACGTTTGATGTACGCTGCACGACGAACATTTCCGATCCTTTCGATGAGCGGAAGACTTTCCATGTCACACTTCCATTTCGCTATGGTTTTCGCTCAAACCGCGAGTCCAAGGTTTGTCTGCAAAGGTGAGCTTCGCCTCACCCCAGTTGGGGCCGAACTCTGCGTCAACAATTGAAGGAACGCCGAGATTGACACAGTTTTCCATGACCTGTTGAATACGTGCCGCCGTTTCGGGGTCGCCCACGCTGATGTCAAGTTCATCGTGAACCTGAATCATAGGCAAGATGCCCTGTTCGTATAGGGCTACCATTGCCGCCTTGGTTTGATCGGCTGCTGAACCCTGTATAAGCCTGTTCAGAGCCTTGTAGGTAAACGCGCGCCGTATACCGCTACCGTGTTCGTTGAAGGCGTCCTTGTGGCTCAAGGGCTTGTGAATACCGTACCGGGAAGGTTCCCACATATCGAAGCGACAACGCCGCCCCAACAACGTCCGTATCACGCCCTTCTGCGCCGCCCTGTTCATGGTGTACTCGCTGAGCTGACGCACAAACGGCACGCGATCGTGATAGACCTTGAACAGTTCTTCGGCTTCGTCCAGTGCCAGACCCAAGCTTGCCGCAAGCTTGTTTTTCCCCATGCCGTAGAACAAACCCAGATTGATGTCCTTGGCCTGTTTACGGGGTACCCCTACGATGGATGCCGCAAGCGCATGAAAATCCGTACGAGGATCCTTCTCGTACTGCTCGACAAATGCTCGAGCCCCTTCAAAATCCAAGAGACTTGCGTAATGCACCACAAGGCGAGGCTCTTGACTGCTGTAGTCAAACGCGCCCCACTGTTCTCCAACTTCTGGTAGAAATAGGCTCCGGATAATCGGTCCGATCTCAGCATTCCTTGCAGGAATTTGCTGAAGGTTAGGATCGCTATAACTGAATCGGCCCGTAACAGTGCCACCTTCGTCTGAGCGAAGTGAATGAATTTCCGCATGGATACGACCCTTGTGTGCGTGTTTCAGAATCGTGTCGATAAACGTGGTCCGCGCTTTGTTGAGCTCTCTCGCGTACACGATCTTCTTGGGCAGTGGATGATTATGCGTTTTGAGGAACAGCTTGCCGAAGCTCGGTGCTCCCGTTTTCTCGGTCACCCCGTAGCTGATGCCCGCAACATCAAACGCCTTGGCTACACTCTGCGCCGCCCAGATGTCGACCGACACCCCATATTCCTGTTTCACTTCATGTAGGATAGCAGCTTCGCGCTTTTCCAAATCGGTTTTGATAAGGGCCGCACGTTCCAAGTCGACACGCACCCCTTTGGATCGCATATCGATAATGACTTTCTGCACCTTCAGCTCAAGATCGACAATGCTGCTGATGTCTTCTTTGATCACCAATCCTTTGAAGTGGTTCCAAAGTTTCAGCGTCAGTGCCGCATCCTGCTCTGCATAGGCACCCACCATCGTAGCGGGGAGTTTGTACATTTCGGCTTTGGCATCAACGCCGAAGTCGCGTGCAGACTCTTGCAACAGGCGTTCGTCTTTGCGTTCGTTCAGGTAATCGCGCCCCAACGAGTTGAGCGCGTAACTGAAACGGTTCTCGTCGAGCAAAGGTGCAACCACCATCGTGTCAACCACGCGGCCCTTTACTTCGATGCCTTCAGCTCTTAGCCAACCGACATCGTATCCCGCGTTATGAAAGATGAAAGTTTTTTCAGGGTCACTGCACAAATCACGAACCCAAGCCATAGTCCGCTTAGGATCGAGATTAGGGCCAAGACGATGACGAATGGGAAAGTACCAAGCATCGCCTTCAACAGCGACGGCAACTCCGATAATTTCTCCGTCGCCTCGCGGCCAACCGCTGCCCCGGACTTTGAGGTTTGGGTCGTAGGTTTCAAGGTCAATCGATATTTCCTTTGCCCACTTGAGGTTCGGGTAGCCGTCTGGCATCACCCATTCCGTCGGCTGCGTGAAGAGGGGCAACTCCATCAGTAGTGACCTTCATTGATTGTTTGCACTGGCACCGAGGCCATTTGTTTTTCAACTGTCTAAAAGTAACGGTGCGGGATTCTTTCCCGCACTCGCATACTGCCAGAACACGATCATCCAGAGCCAAACTCATTTTCACACCCGAGCATCTCTGCTTCAACGAGCAGAAGGTAGCGACGCAAGTCGCGGATGTCATCGAGAATACCAGTGTTCGACGGATCAAGCTTTATCGCCTTGAACACATCGTACCCTTGCTTTCCGGTTTGGTTTTCAATGCGGTCCCACTTACGGGCCAACATCATAAACGCCCCGACACCACCACGGCGCTTCCAACTGTCGCCGTAGCTTTCGCGGGCCTTGAGCAACCCCTTGCAATCCTGCTCGACAAGCTCGGGGAGATGGTCATACAGAGTAATCATTTCACCCTCCGTTCGAGCCACTCGACACACGCCTTGCGCCAGTCGTCGGCTTGGATTTCTTTGGCCACACTGATTGCCTCGATAAGGTCGCCACCCTTCCACACTCGCCACGCGCGGCGCATGGGGTCGGCTACCTCGTGAAAGAACGGATTATGGTACGGCGTCATCTGTTCACGCTTTTCGTCCGCCAAGAAACGAGAAAGGTCCATGTCAAACCGTTTGGCGTCCTTAACGAGCGGATAGTGCTTCAGGTTGTTGGTGGCGTAGGGGTCGTAGTCGGCCACCAATCCATCGAGCTTTTTCAGCACTTCCGTATACGCATGAAAGCTGTCGGAGACCTGCGTGTAGCGACCGACTCCCACCCCGACCTGCGCCGCCATATATTCCAACAGGAAACTGAAGTGGACGGCGTTGGCCCCATACGCTCCCCAGATCATATCGTTGCTGCGACAGCAAACCGTCATATGCAGGAGATCATCCCGCACCTTGAAGTAGATGTGCGTATTGCAGGGGATGTCATTGCTTTCATTGTTATCCATCAGATCCAGACTAGGATCCCAGATACCGACCACGGTACGGCGGTCGTTCTTGAAGTTCTTGAGGCGATACGCTGCCGTGACGAGTTGATCAGTTTCGAACCAGTTACGCCACCGATACCCGTAGGCTCCCCAAAAGCTTTGTCCGTCGTTGGAATACTCGGCGATACGCTTGTTGTACGGAGTCAACCACGCGACGTCCTTCCTACCACCCAACATCCACAAGCTTTCGAGCATGTGAAAGAAAGGGTTAGCGTCACGTTGCGGATAGAAAAGCACCCGCTCACACGGGTTCATGTAAGTAGTGGCCACGGGCATCGGCATTTCTAGGGTTTCCCCTGCCCGCGTCTGCACTATATTTCCAGTATTCCGGATACGCAGTACCCCTAGATAGAGCGCTTCAGACACATTTTGGACGTTGATCGCGTGCATGTCAGCCCCCGAAAGCTTTCTTCCAATAAACGGTGACTTCGACGCGCTCGCCGAACTCTCCACCCGTCTTGTTCTTTTTGTTTCGCAGCTTGACGCAATCAGGATGACGATTGTGCAATGCGATAGCAGCGGCTTCGTGCTTTTCAACGTTGCGGTGAATACTGCATCCGCCCTTGGCCTGAGTGCCCGACTGATTCTGCGCGTAGTCTGTGAAAATGTAGCTCGGCTTCCCCTTTTTCAGGAGTTGCAGTGCAACATCAAAGTCTTCCATGTACTCAGCGCGGTGGTCGCACTCGAGGTATGCGCTCCGTTGGTAGCCGAGCACCCTCATGTACCGTTGGTTTTTCACATGGGGGTAGGGCAGTCGGTTTTGGCCTTCGCGAGCACTGATGCCGACATGCGCGTAAAGCTGCAACGCCATTTCCATCTCGCGGAACAGGAACGAGTCCTCGTTCTTTTCCAAGGCCCGTAGGTGGTAGTCCACGTCTGACTTGCGCTTGTAGAAGGTAAGGTCGTCATCAAGCATGACGAAACTTTCCCCTGCGAGCTCTTTGGCAATGGTCAGGCGCTTTTCTCCAATGGTGTGGTACGGAATAGCGACCGCCTTGCACCCGTGCTGTTGAATAAGAGGGAGATACTTGTCCTTCTCATCCTCGTGCAGAACGAGTGTGACGTCTTGCTTCACACCCGGCAGTGACTCTAGCGTAGGGCAGCGATCCCATCGCCCCCTGCTTACGACAAAGATATTCATACCCCATACTCGCTTTCTTCAGAGCGTTGGTTTGAACAGGCTTCGCGGTCTGCCTTGATCTAGCAGTACTCGCATGTACTTATCCCACTCGCAGAGTGAATGTTCAATAGAGCGCATGTCGAACTCGGCTTGTGGCACATGGTTTCCCAAGTACTCTGCGCTACGCTGCAAAAGCTCGTACATTTCAGCATTCCAATCGCGAGCCTTGATACTGTTCAGGTCGCGACCGTGAATGCGATTTAGTCCGCGCTTGGCACCGGGTCCGGCATTGGCCCATTTCATGCGGTCTTTGGCGAGCGCCAGAACCGGAGTGTGGTTAAGGTCGGTGATCACCTCATACGCCATGAAACCACCACCACCCCACCCTCTGAACTGTCCAAGGACACCGTGCATCGCTTGGAGCGAGTTGGTCTCCCTAGCCATATCGGCAAGGTACTTTCGGTTTTCCCACAGAGGGTTCAGAAAAAGGTCGACCACCACCTGTTCCTTCGGGTCTTTGAGCCCTTGGTTGGTGATGATGTAAGCCCCCGTGAAGACCTTTTTACCACTGTTGAGCCGATTGCGGGCGAGCGCCTTGGCATAGTTGGGATTCCACTTCTTGGTCCACCCATGCTGTTCGGCAAACTCCATCGTACCGAACATCCGAAACAGGCAGCAGTTGAAGATGATCTCTTCAGCTGGGCTGTCATGGTTCGGGTTGGTCCAGTGCTTCCGCATCCAAAGGGTAGTGCGGTCATATTCACGAAACACGTTCGTGAACTTATATGTTTGAAGGATTTTGTCCTCGGTCCAAGGCGCGGCGTCACCCGCTCTACGCTTGGCGTAGATCAGATGACGCTCGTTGATCCAATAGAAAAACTTTTCGAGGTTTTCCTGAATCATGGCCGTGCTCAATACTTGGCGATCAGTCCGATGTAGCCGCTTTTCGTGGCCCACCGAACGAAGTCGCGCGCAACCTTTTCTTGGTTGTCCGCATCCTGCAACCGACGCACGGCTTCTTCTACCGTTGCGGAAGCCTGAATCAGCATCATGTTCTTGTAACGGAGAGAGGCCTCACGACCTTCGAAGTTTTTAAGAACCTTGATGGCTTCATCCCCGTGAATACGGAGGTTGTTGGGGTTAGGCAAAGGAGACTCCACTTTGGCTTTGGGTTGCGCCTTGGGCCGTGTAGCAGCCCTAACAGGCGAAGGGTCCACAGGGGCTTCCTGCGGGGTCGGTACGGTAGCGGTTGCCCGCTTCAGCACCATGCTATGCAAGGCTTCCGCCGCGACGCTCGGTGAAGGAAATCCGTTGGTTCCGTAAGGGAACGAACGCTTGCCCCCGTTGAGAGCAAGCCAGACGGCATCGAGCTCGTCTTTGCGGAAGAAATCTACAAGCTGTTTTATTTCAGAGTACACCACCGCCGTCTCACTTACGACCTTAGCGGTATGTGCATCTTTCAAACTCTTGAACTTGTAGACGTTGTAGGGCTTGCCGTCACTGGCGGGTTGCCCCTCGGCGATAACGTAGTACATGCTGTCCCTTTCTACGACAGAGTGTGCAACTACCGTAAACGGTGCCGTTGCACTGACAAGAGCTACCTTCTCCACCCTCCAAGCGTGTGCCACAGTTTCTCATTGCGCTTAGGAGGAACTACCGTTTCCCAATCGGCAAAGCCTTCGATGACTTTTTCTGCCAGTTGGAACCAAGGAATGTACTGACTAGCGGGAGTATTGTAGTGCAGCTCCATACTAAATTCACGTACAGAGTCCGGGAGTGTGAAGGTGCCGCCGTTCAACAGCAAGTCATACTCGGCCCCTTCGCAATCCATCTTGATCGCTTCGGGCAGTACACTCCCCAACACCTTGCTGAAGTTGGAAGCGCCGACAGTAACCTTTTCGCGGCCACGAATGGAGTACATGCTGTAGTTGCCGTGATTGGTGCCGTCGGTGAGGAAGAAGTCGATAGACTTTGCATCACTGGAAACCAGAGCCGAGTTATGCAGCTTGGCCCGAGCATCACTGCCTACGTTCTTGGTCAGCAGTTCGAAGTTTTCTTTGTCGGGCTCAAACGCCCAAACTTCCTTCGCGCCATTGGCCAGAGCCCAATGTGTGAACGCGCCGATGTTGGCACCGACATCGAGAACAACGCGGTCCTTAACGGCCATCCAACCGTAACTACGGTTGATTTCACGAATGATTGAATGGTCATAGGTGTCTGGACGAATGAACATCCCGTTGGGATGTTGAATGAGATTGGTCATGTCTGCGCCTTCTTTCTTAGGGGGCGGGGACCATTTTGCACATGGTCCCCGCCGCGACAAGACTTGATTACGCTACGTTGGCGTATTCCATCGCCTTAGTCAACGCCTTGCGCTTGATGTTGGCTCCTGAGCCGAACCACGCGCTGTAGAGGGAATTGCCTTCCTGTGAGGAGCGGCGGGGGTGGTCAACGGCGTAGGTCACGGCGTTGAAGGCACCCCACCACGTACCACGGGCCGACTTCATGTCGCTGCCGGGAGACATCTCAAAAGCCTCGGCAACGGTCAAGGCGTTGCGCTTGAACTCATCACGCAACGGCGGGAGGTCATTGGCCGCTTTGCCCTGCGCCTTCGCCCTTTCGATAAGGGTCGTAGGCTGAAGCAACTCGGCAATGAAGTTATCGACATCGAACGTTTTGGCGCTCTTAGACGAAAGGTACTCCGACTGCTGCTTGAAGGTTTCCATGCAGTTATGACTCAATCCGAGCGCTTCTTCTGCCGCACGCATAACTTCATCGTTGAACATTTGCAGGTGAAGAACGCGGAAGCGGTTTTGCGATGCAGCATCGCCCAAAGCAAGGGTCAGCGTGTTATTGCAAACCACTCGGATCGGCGTGAACATGATGGTCATCGCCTTGCCGACTTGGTGGCTGTTGTTGAGCAGCAAGTAGCCCTCAACTTCGTCGCCCCCCGCAAGCTTGAAGCCTTCTTTCAGCTTGGCGAGGCCCCACACTTCTTTACCGAGCTTGAGGCTTCCGGCGGTTTCCATGTTCATGTGGCCCGCTTCGGTAAACTTCTTGAAGAAGCCCATCACCTCACGGTTTTGAAACGGGTTGTACCCCGTACCGCAATGCGAAAGAACGCTGTTGTCGCTGTCCCGCACCACGAAGAAGCTGTCTTCTATGAGCATCATATCTCCGCTCGCCTTCGGGTTGTACTGGTTGTCGACAGAAGGCAGCGTAGACACGTAAGCGGACCGCTTGCTTACCGTCCAGTCCAGTTCGGCCGCAACCAACATTTCCTCAGGGGTCATGTTGCTGTCAACGTGCTTGCCGAGGCCGTGCCACGGAACTGCATTGGCATAGGCCATAGTTTCAACGAGATGTGCCATGATACTTTCTCCTATCAGTTGGCTTTGCCGAGGTTAACCTCGGCGGTCATGGTAGGCAGCGCGTCAAACACTGCCTGTTCGAAGTCGATACACACTTGTTCACAGTTGGCGCTAAGAATAACCAAAGCTCTCACCATGCCGCGAACTGCACATGTTTCTACGATCGGGTACTTTGTTTCCGGCCGCAGGAATAATTCAAGGTCTTTGTGGCTTACATGGCCACCGTGACCATGTTCTGACGCGTGTTCGTTGGCGTTCAAAAACGCTTCCTTTGTAAGATAAGGAAACGTTACCACTTTGAGCATACCCACACCCTCCTTGTACTTACCCCCCTACTACACCCCGCGCCGTTGCCGTTGACAAAAGCTATTTTATCAATGCGGTACGCTAAAGCCTCTGGTACGCATGGGATGTATCAGGTGAAGATTGGTTTTGGCTCTTGTCAACCCAACGTAGAACACCCGCACCTCGTCATCGTCTGCGGTCATGGTCTTGCGCCACATCGACGTTTGCAGGTTAGAGTCGGTGGTGAGCATTACGTTTTCAGCCTCGCGACCCTTTGCAGCATGGATAGTGCTGATGGTAATGCGCGGGCTTGCGTCTAACCGCTGTCCTTTTGCAAAGCACGCCTTGAGGTAACGGCGGTCTTTTTCGGGGATACGACCCAGTCCTTCTTCCCACGATAGAGTATGCAGTAGGCCGTGGTGCATCATTAGGTCTTCAATGCCGAAGAACTGCTCTTCCTTCACATTGTTCATAGCCTTGTACCCGTAGGCGACTTGGGTATTCAACAGCATGAACTTGTAGATTGTTCTAACGTCTGCTGCCCTCAACCGTTCCCCACTACGGAGAGCTTCCCACAACCGAACCGCTTGCAAGACTTCCCCGTCGATAGACCTGCTCCCGTTGAAGTTATAGAGCATACCCCGTTGTCGAACTTCTTCTTCCAACTGTTGAGCACCCTTGCGGGTACGCGACATGAGCAACCACTCGCCATTGTCCAATGAAACTTCTTCACTGTGACGGTGCCAGAAGATGCCGCCTTCGCCCTCCCGTGGAAGAAAGATCTTGTCGCGCCGCTTTGGTATCCGCGAGACGACCTTTTGGCTGACTTTGTGGTGGTTGATGGGTATGCGGTAACTTTGCCCAAGGACTTCGACGTTGCCTTCAAGTCCGATAAAGTGCTCAACGTCGGCACCCGCCCAACGGTAGATAGCTTGGTCATCGTCGCCCGCGATGTAGACCGTTTTGGCACGGGCCGCTATCTGCTCGACCATCATCCATTGCAGAGCACTAAGGTCTTGGGCTTCGTCGATGAACACTACCTCGAGCTTCGGGGCAAGGTTGCGCTTGACGAACTGTTCCAATAGATCAGTGTAGTCGTACAGACCCACCGTGTCTTTGAAGTGTCTTATCCCACGGTTGACATAGTCAACTCTTGCCCAGTCTGTTTTCAGCGGAACGGTCGAATAATTGTAGACCTCCCGCAGTGGCTTGCATGTTATCCGGCTCATCGTGATGAGCTCCAGGAACTTGTCGCCGTAACCGAAGTCTAAGAACGGTCCTTGGTCCTGTTCCGAAGAAGGAACAAACCCTCCAATCTTCAACCACTTGGCGACCTCCGCGTAGTGGTCTTGCGTCATCATCTGTTGCCGCGTGATACCGATTTGACCGTAGGCGAGGCTATGCAGTGTTTTGAAGTATGGAAGGTCTTTGTCTGTCAACCTGAACCGGGCCATCGCCCGGCTCATCGCTTCGTTTGCTGCCGCCCGTGTGAAGGCGAAATAGCCGATGCGATCTGGAGGCGCACCTTTCTCCAAATGCTCCTCCACAAGCGACAACAGTTTTGTTGTCTTGCCTGTGCCGGGAGGACCGAGAATGATGTTGAACTCAGATGACATTTGAGTTTTGTTTCAACTCGGGAAGATCGATCTGCTCGCCATCTGCACCCTCTACATGGAAGAACTCTTCAGGTAGTGACCACACATGGATACCCTTGCTCTTAATCCGCCAGTACATCTTGTCGGCACCCGCATCGGTCAAACGAAGAGTGATCTTGTTGGAAGAGTACGAGTTGAATTTGTTCACTTCCAGATGCTTTTTCACATCCTTGATTTGGAACCAAACTCGACCCTCTGTCCAAACGGCGATGCCCTGCAAAATGTCATCACGAGTTTCACCCCGCGCACGGTCACAACAGAAAGCAGTGAGCAGTTCTTCAAACTCACCCCGCAACGTGGCATCGGGCGGAACTTCAACAACGGTTACGTTGTCCAACAAAGTCTGCATACGCGTCTGCCATGCACGGGCGTTCACCGTAATGGGGTAGCGATTAATCTGCCCAACGCATTCTTTCTGGAACTGCACTTGGCTGACCAGTGCCTCGGTGCTGAGCTCTACCCGCTTGCCGTCAACGTTGAGGATCCAAATAGGCGGATCACCGTTGATCTTGATCAGAGACGAAAGGTCATTGTTTGACTGCCCCGGCCCTACCCCGAACTTACGGGTCAGGCACAAAGCCTTGTTGCAGAAGCTTGCGATGGGTTGGTCATCACACTTGTAGAAGTAGTCCTTCTTCTGCAACTGTTTGATGATAGTCGACACTTCGCCGTGGCCCAAGGGCGGCTTCATGTAGTCCATATTGTATTTGACGATCAGCTGTTCCCAGTTGTCCGAATCGCTCTGCCGCGCGTACACCCCTAGGTCGAACAAAGCGTTGTTTCTGCCGCCTTCGCCAAAGCCCTGAGCGCAAAGGTGCTGAAGGCAGGGTGGTCCTTCGGGCAGCAGCTCTTGCGCCTTCGCGGGGCTCAGCTTTACCTTGAAGAAGGTATCGGGGGCTATTACCCGGCCTTCTGCAAAAGGTATGAACTCGTCGAGGCTGAGGGAGTCACCTTCCAAGCCGAAACCGTAGCGGGTTGTCATATCCCCGCCGAAGTACGGCATGTTCAGAAAGTTGCCAGTATCGCCACGCTCAACCAACAGGTGAGTCTGTTTGGGGAAGATTTCGCTGCCCGCGTAGCCGATGGCTCCGGACACCCCCTGAAGCTTTTCCTGCAAATCTTCTGCAGAAACTTCTTCCGTAAAGAAGAAGTACACATGCGCTCCGCCCGACTTGGAGCGGCACACCACCGCGTTCAAACCCATCTTTTCCAGTTTGGCGATGAGCTTCTTGTGGTTGACATCGTACTTGTCGATATCAATGGCACCCCAATGACAATGGTCATTGTCTTTGATTGGAATGATGCCAAGGCCGACCTCACCTTCTAGGTGGTCTAGCCAATGCTGCAATCCAGTCTCCTCGCGGAGAACCTTTGCGTTACCTTTCTGTTTTCCTTCACCTTTATCGGTCGAAGGTTGAAAGGTACCGTGCGCGCGGTCATTTCCCCTGAACAGGGACATCAGTCTTTCTGCTTGATCCATAACCCCATCCCTAAACGCATTAGAGGGACAGGTTGCCCTGTCCCCCCCTTTTTTATTTGTTTACCGACCCATCAGAAAGGAACGTCGTCGTCAAGCACAGGACCACTGTGTTCCTGCTCTTCCTTCACCTTGACATCACCCGCCCGGACAGATTGGGCAAAGCCGTAGGCGAGCTCAAACATTTCAACGTCGTCAGAAACAGACTCGTCGAGCGCACGCGCACGGCTGACTTCCCAACCGAACCACGAACCCTTGTCATTGCGCTCCTCTACCGTGCGAAGCGTATAAACACTGGACATCATTGGCATGGTGTAGAGGCGACCGTTGGCATCACGCCCCGTAAGGGACTGCATCTGAGTGAGCCACTTACGGGCCTTTTTCAACTGCGTCGACGTCATCGTGATAAGGCAACGCTGCGGACCCAGATCGGGATGCATCAGCAATACAAAGAACTGCGCCGTATTGGTCAACAAGTTGCCGTTGGGCAAAATGTCGTTGCCACGGTCGTCCTTGGTCGTGCGCTTGATAATGGGGTCATCAGCGGAATAGCTGCCCACATACCCGCCGCCCTGATCCCGAGGACGCCATTCAACCATGCGACGGCTGTAGTGGCACGGCACAACCAGAATACCCTTTTCACCGTCGTACGCTTCGTTGGCGACAGTGTTGAAGATCATTCCGGCTTCGGCACCCTGCACATAGGCACCGTCACGCTTGTTGACCTGCGGGCTGAGCTGAGCCAAAATGCGGAGGAAAGGAACAGAAAGATCCTGTGCCGTAATTTCCTCAAACCCGCTTCCGGCAGCAGCGGCAAACCCACCACTGAGGGCAATGGCAGTTTCTTTCTTCACTGCAACTTGCTTAGACATCTCACTTCCCCTTGATCTTGGCCTTGCGGCCCGTAAAGATACCGAATAGGTCCGACGGGATACCATTACCCGCTTCTACCTGTTCCTTGACAAACGCCTTCAAAGTCATGGGTTCGACCCATTCCTTCTGCGACGTAGCAAACCCCTTAGACTGGAGTTCTCCGGCCACGGACTTTGCAACGTTGTCCTCGTTGCGGCCGAAGCTTACACTGACCACGTTCTTGATCAGATCGCCGTGGCTATTGGACCGTAGCCAGTTGAACGCTTCTTCAGTGCGGTCCTTGGGTATAGAAGCCCCGTAGAACGTCTGCACGCTGACGGTAGAACCATCGTCCATGCGAAGTTCTTTCAAGCCGTACTCTTCAAGCGCGGAAGGCAGCATGTCTTCGGCAATAGACCGAAACTCTTCCTTCTTCTGCTTGAGCAGCTCTTCCAAGCCTTCAATATCCATTTCCAATGCCAACTGTCGGCGCACCAACCCGGCAACACTGGACAACCCGTCTTCGTCCAGACGACTCAGCTCGTTTGCAGCTTCTGCAAAGCGCATCTTTCTACTCCACCTCTGGCCTGTGAAACAGGTTCACGGCAATGGGTAGGTAACGGTTGTCTATCCGGTCCCACTTCAACACCTTGAATCTGCCGTTATTGCTCACCGCTGCAAGAGCACAAGCGATACCGATACAAACGGGGTCGCCCGCTAGTATAAGGTAGTCCTTGTCTGTGAACTTGCTGAGCTTCCGTTCCATGCGGCGAACGGTAGGCATTGCGGAGAGTGCTATCTGGTCCTTTGCAGGAACCAGAATATCCAGCTCGCCGAACACCACTGCGTCGGAAAGATCCCGACCACGCATTTCTTGAGTGATGTACACCGTCACGGCTTTCTCCCCGTTAGTGAGCCATAGTACGCAGCCCAAGCTTTCGGGCAAGCCTCATTTTGTCGAGCACTTTCCTATTAAGGCAGTTTTTCAAACAGAGAGTGAAAAATAACGCTTTAGGGTTCACTATCAAATATACGATATCTTAACTGGTTTAAGGATACGAACTATTTCCGTCGGCAGCAAATTGAGTAGAAGAGAAAATAATTTTTGTCGGCTTGGAAACCTCCCTTATAGTGAAAGTGCGACCGACCAGAAAGGGCAGTTTTCACATGCTACGATACAACTTCAAACTGAAGCCCTTCGCGCATCAGTTAGAGGCTCTTGAACGTTCGCACGACAAGGAAGAATATGCCTTGTTCTGTGAGATGGGAACGGGCAAGTCCAAGATTCTTATCGACACGATGAGTATGTTGTACGATCGTGGTGAGATCGCAGCGGCGTTGATCGTTGCTCCCAAGGGCGTTTACAAGAACTGGGAGCAGAACGAGCTACCCGTTCACCTGCCAGACCATATTGTACACCGCACAACGGTCTGGTCGCCTTCGACCACCGCTTCCAATCTGGGGAAGCTTGCCGATTCTCTCAAAAAGTGCGACGCGCTGCATATTCTGGTCATGAATATTGAAGCCTTCAGCACCGACAAAGGTACTGATTTCGCCATCAAGTTCGCCAAGGCACACCGTTTGTTGATGGTAGTGGACGAAAGCACCACCATCAAGTCGCGCACGGCCAAGCGCACCAAGAATGTGATCAAGGTCGGGAAGCTCTCCAAGTACCGCCGGATCATGACTGGTTCGCCCATCACCCAATCTCCTTTGGACCTGTACAGTCAGTGCGACTTTTTGCACCCTGACTTGTTGGGGTTCACAAGCTTCTGGACGTTTCAGAGCCGCTACGCCGTCACCGTTAAGCGAAGCGTAGGCTCGCACAGTTTCAATAAGATCACGGGCTACCAGAACCTGAGCGAACTGGGTGACATGCTGGAAAAGTTCAGCTATCGTGTTCGCAAAGAAGACTGTTTGGATCTGCCCGATAAGATCTACACCAAAAGGACTGTAGAATTAACGGACGAACAGGCTAAGATCTACGGTCAGCTGAAACGCCAAGCCCTTGCCGACCTTGAAAACGGTACGGTAACGGCGCAGCATATTCTCACTCAACTGCTGAGGCTTCAACAGGTGTGTAGCGGCTTCGTCCGGTTGGATGACGGCACTATTCAAGAGTTTCCCGCTCGCAAGTTGGACGAGCTTTTGGACACCATCGAAGAAATACCCGGAAAAGCTATCATCTGGGCAAACTTCACCCATGATATATTACGGATAGAAGCAGCATTGGCGAAGGTCTATGGTCGGGATTCTGTACGTGCGTATTACGGGGGCACTGCCGTTGAAGACAGGCAGCAGATGGTTCGGGACTTCCAAAACATGGACCATCCCCTTCGGTTCTTCGTGGGGCAACCCCGCACGGGCGGATACGGACTCACCCTTACGGCAGCAACCACCATCGTCTACTTCAGCAACGGGTACGACTTAGAAGTCCGTTTGCAGAGTGAAGACCGGGCGCACCGTATTGGACAGAAGAACAACGTGACTTACGTAGACATTATCGCTGAAAACACAGTCGATGAGAAGATTCTACGGGCATTGCGCGGTAAAATCAACATCGCTACTCAGGTGATGGCCGAAGACTATAAGCAGTGGCTCATTTGAACTTGGCATAAGCTTGCGCGAGCTTAATATCGTAAGCGTTCTTGGCAAATCCCGGACCGTTGTAGCCTCGCGCAAATCCCGCCCAGTCGCGTGTTCGTAGCTCGTCCATAAGGCCGGAGCTCCGTATGAAGTTCAACATCATGCGGATGTGGTTGGCCTCGTTGTCCAAACAAGCGAGGACCATCGTTTCAACGTCACCGTAACCGACCATCCGGTGGTTGAACCCCATAATCTGCCCCATCCCCCATGAAGCGGAGCAGAGTGCGGCAGACTGGTTTATCTCCATCGCCTTGTTGAGCCGTTCGTACTGAGCGTTGCCGCCTTTGGGATAGGGCTTATCGCCCCATTTTCCATAGGCCAACCCTTGCTCAACCGCTCGCGAACGTTGTTCACCACTCAACCGCTTGAAGAAAATGTGCGGTTCGAACAGGATCTTTGGCCTTCCGGCAGAGTCAAAGCCCGAACCCGAGGATTCCACTGCAATGACGGCACGTAGGGCCGCAGTTTCTATTTCGGCTTCCGCTGCTAGAAGGTCCAAATCGCGTGGATCAAGTTTGATGGCGGCTCCGCAGAAGTCACCAAAGATAGGGTTCACGACCGAGACTTCTTTTCGTATATGGACCACCCAATACCAATCAGAGTGACCAAAGCCCCGGCGATCGCTTCAAACGAAGCAGCGTCGATCCAACCTTTACCGATGACAAAACCCCCGCCCGCCGTGAGAACGTGGCGGACAATTCCGGTAGTCATTTCTTTAGACATCGTGTCACCCTTGCTTGGAGATCATGCTGCCGAGAGAATCACCCGGGAACAGTGATTCATAGTCAACCGAAGAACGCGGACCCGGAGGCCGAACCGTGATGGTATTGCCAGTAGGTTCTACCAGAGCCGAAGGGACCGTCGGCACAGTAGCGGGCGGGGTCGGTACCGGGGCACGGGCCGGAACAGGCTGAGGAGGCCTAGGAGCCACGTCAAACTCTGGTATGCCCCGTGCCGGAGGCGTTGCAGAACCTTCGCCCTGCACGCGCATCGGGGCACCGTTGTCCAACCGCCTGAACCGTTTGGTTTCGGGGTCGTAAGTGACTTCTACAGGTTCGGCATCTTTGCTCAAATCTGGAACAAGGCTTTCGAACATGTAGGCACGCATCCGGCGTTCAATCGGACCCGGCACAACTCCCGTTTTGCCGACCGGAGTAGCGAGCGTTGCTGCAAATTCAGTGTCGTACATCGAACGGGTCATCATCTGGTCAAAGGCCCGCTGCTGTTGCGCGGAGATGAAGTTCTTACCCAACAGAGCAGCAAGGAAGGTTGCCGACTGCTTATTGGTCGCCATGCCTCGCATGTACGAACCGATCGAAGGAATCTTAGTGCCGATGTAGTCTTCGATATCCTTGATAACGGAGCCAACGTCGATGCCCCCGCCCTCTACACCCTTCTCAGCAAAACGGATGCGATAAAGAGCGTCGTTCACAACGGCTACGTTGCGGAACCCTTCCGGCGTAAGGATCTTTTCCAAAGCCTTACGGTTGTTGATCATCGCATCGGCGAAGGCATTTGGTCCGTCTTCCATGGAAGACAAAACACGGTTCATCGCGGCGGCGCGGAAACCTTCAACCAACCCGTCGTCATCAAAAGACTGGATACGAGTGTAGAATCGCCCAAGCTGATCGGGGCTCTTCAACAGGACATCCATGAACTCTTCGGGCGTCTGCCCCTTTTCAGAGTAGGCGTCCAAAAGCTTGACCACTTGGTCCTTTTTGATCGCCTTGGTCCGTTCGTTCAATGCCGTGGCACGGGTAGAAAGTACCGAAGCAGCCGTATTGGCATCGACCAGTTCTTCCATGATGCCGAGCTGTTCAAGAACAGGCTTGTTCCTGTTGACGAATGTCTGCAGTCGAGTAGGATCGACCACACCGTCTTTCACAGAAGTTTCAAGGGCCTTGTCCAAAATGACGTTTCGCATGTTGTTCATGGAAGGAACGTCATCACCGATCATGCGGATATATTCCTGCACGTCGCCCAAACGACCGCTATCCGCCTGTTTGAAGATCTCGTCAGCAACGAGCTCCCCCTGCAACGCATAGCGGGTTTTCCCCGGACGACTGCCCGGAAGCTGCTCGGTGACCTTGTATACGATGCCGTTTTCAAACGGGATCTGATACTTGTTCAGGTACTCTTCGCGCCACTTGCCGTAGTTGGGGCCGAAGTTCTTTTCAGCCCACCCATCGAGCTCCCGCTTGGCGATTTCCAGCTTGCCGAGAAGCTGCGACTGGCCCTTGGCGGCGGCATCGCCCATCAAACCACCGATGTTCTCACGCATCTCACGGTATTGGGAAAAGTTCATTCCTTCTCCATTGAAGTCACGCAACGTGCGGACAACACTGGGAACACCACCTTCTGTGATGGCCGTATCGGGAAACTTTTCTTTGAGAACGGTTTGCAATTCACCGAGGGATTTCAACTCGGTTTGAGCGTTCAAACCCAGATCATCAGCGGTCTTCAGTAGGTCTGCCTTGGCAGCGTCCTTCATCTGAACAAGCTGATCTTGAATTGCCTGTCCACGCTCTACACGAGTTTGGCGGTCGGACGAGGGGAACTTGCTGATCAGAGTACGGGTTTCGTTGGCAATGCCTTCACCCTCGGAGGCAAGCTCCTTAGACATCACATCGCGACGTTCAGTAAGAGCATCGACAAACCGCTCGGGGAAATTTTTCTGTACGATCACTTCAGCCGGAACATCTCCCGTCGAAGGGAAAGTTTTCACAGCGAATTCAAACGCCCGACGGATGTTTTCCTGCATACGCTGCATGTTGTTGCGAGCGTCGCCGCTTGTCGCACGCTGCTGGAAAATTTCTTGGGTCTTGCGGAGAGGAGAATCCAAAGTCTTTTCAGCAAGCGTCAGCGCCGGGGCGGTAACACCGACGGCTTCAAACGCGTCTGCAATTTCTTGCGCCCGCTGCATGTCACCGCGAGAAACTGCTTCATCAACGGCCTTTTGGAACTCCGGGCCGATACGGCTACGCACTACGGCAGCAGCCTTTTCGGGATCGTTGGCTTGATCAATACGGTTCTTAACGAACTCGTATCCCTTCCGCGCGACATACGTAGTAGGGGTTTTCAGAGCTATCGCTTTGAGAGTGTTCAGTGGTTCTTCAACCAAGGACGAAGTGAAAGCTCCGCTGATCAACGCAGGAATACCCGTGTTGAAACCGAGCTTTTCCTTTTCAACTTCACCCACGGCCCCTGCGACAGCAGACGAAGCCACTTCGGCAGCAACATAGGCCGCAGGACGGTTTGCAAATGATGCGACGGACTGCCGCACCATTTCTTGAGCGATGTTGGTCTTGTTCGGGTCGGCCATCACACGGCGCGAAATCTCGCCCGCCAACGGTCCGGCAAAGGCCGAACCCTGAGCACCCCTGCTTACCGCCCCGATCACGGGAAGAGCAAAGGCAGCGCCGACGCCCGCTGCTCCAGCAGCCTTTTCGGTAAGGCTAACCTCAGGAATTTCAGTCCCGGGGACACCCATGTTTAAGAAACCGAGGATCTGCTCTTTTTCTTTGAAGTTCGCAGCATTGAAAGTGCGCTCCAAGAAGTTCCGGTTGTTTCCAGACTCTTTGGGAGCATCTACAATGCCCGCTGCTTCCAACCCACGAACAGCAGTGTTGATAGCGGCGTCGGGAAGAAAGGAAACGGCGCGGTTGAACGCACCGAAAAACGCACGCTGCGCGCCAAGCTCCGGTTCAGGCGCTGCCTGATAGACAAGTTCGCCCCGAGCCATGATAGGCACTTTGGGGGTCTTCTTGGTCTCCGTCGGAGGAGATATTTCTTCAATAGAGAAACCGGGCAGAAGGTTAGCTGCCGAAACGGGTGTTTCTTCTGCCACGATAAACCTCTTTAAACTTACTTCCCAAGCCGCACTGTACTGCCGTCAGGCATCCGCACAACCTTTCTGTAGAACAAGTCGCCGTGACCCTGTTTTGTCATCTCGTTGATATACGGGATGAAATCAGAGGTAATGGGCTCGCTTTCAGTCCCCGGAGGGACGCGCTTCATTTCAAGCGGAGGCCTGTTTTCAAGCGTGGCCTTCTGCCGCTCAACTTCGTTGGCGATGAGGCGGTGCAGTTCTTTCATCTGCGAAAGAGCTGTCATTGGGCTAGCGAACCACTTTTCAGGATCGGGTCCAAGCGTTTTTAGAATTTGCTGCTCATAAACAGACACACGGTCGGGGTTCTGAGAGAACCCCGCAATGACCTTGCGTTCTAGATTACGAAGCTCTGTTTTCTTGGCTTCGTTTTCAGTGAATGCCAGATCAACGCCGGGGATAAGCGGGTCGAAAACGTTGGTCGAAATGGACTTCAGCTTGGGACCAAAACCCACGGCCTCATAAGCGTTTTGAGTCGCGCTGCTGAGCGTAGCCAGAAGGTCTTCACCCTGAATGATCTTCTTGCTGATGTCCTCGCGCTGTCCGGTAGTAAGCTCAAACGCCCGTTGCGAAGACGGAGGCTGAGCTTCTACGATAAAGCGTTGAGCACCCTGACCAGTGATATCGCCGATGGAGGCCGGACGTTGGCCACGAGACTGCGTTTTGATCGCAATGGCTTCGTCACGCAGCTTCGCCGCTTCCGGAGTAAACGTCCCAAGCACCGCCGGGTCCGTAACGGCAGGAACAGTCGGTGCCGGAGCAGGAGCAACGGTTGTGGTTTGATCGGGCACGGCGGGGGCAGCCGGGGGAGCGTTCGGCGCGGCAGGAGCGTTCGGCACGGCGGGAGCACCCGAAGCACCCGAAGCACCCGGAGCCGTAAAGCCGCGAATCTTGGTGGGATCAACGCCGAGAGCACCAAACACTTCGGGGTTCTGAATCTTACCCGAAAGGTCGGTGATCACGGTGATTCCTTGGAACGGACCTTCCTTGACCGTTCGAGTAATCAAGCCCTTTTCAACCTTGAGGTCGACCACTTCGTTCGGACCACGGAGGATGGTTCCGGCAGGGGTGGGCGAACGAGTACCGTCCGGGTTCAGCATGACGGTAGTGTCTTTTTTCTTGTCCGTCTGAACCATGACCTGACGCAAACCAGTGGGGTCTGTCGTATCGGGCACATACGCCATTTTGGGTTCGCCGTAGTCCGGCGTAAAGATCTTTGCAGTGCGCTCGTTGAAGGGCAATGCATCAGCAGGCTTGGGCTTACCGTTTTCGTCGACGTACTTGCCGTCACGATTCAGCTTGTACGTTCCCAAGAAAGTGTACTTTTCAGGATTGGTGGGATCAACCTGAATAAAGGGCAAAGGTTCTTGGGTAAGGAGCTTGAAGTCTTGGTCGCCGATGCGTTCGCCCGTGCGGAACTCCTTGTCTTTGAGAGACTGAGCTTCTGCAAATGCACGCTGTTCCACTGACTGCTGCATGTTGAATTCGCGAGTAAGCACGCTTTCACGCAACTGAAAGGCACGACCCGCCGCCGCCTGACCTTCGCTAAAGGACTGACTGATTGCAGTACGGAGGCTTTCCAAGCCGAGGGCGGAACGCTGCGCCCGGTCACGTTCTACTGCTTCTATTGCCCCCATACGGAGCGCACCCTGACGCTGCTCTTGCTCGTTCGCAGCTTTGCCTACCGTGGAGCTGAACTCGGGAAGGCTTTTGCCGACAGAACTCATCAAGCTGCCGGGGGTAGAAGCGATGCGGCCACCGAGCGCCATGATTGCAAGAGCCGTCTGCAATCCCATGTCTCCGTCGCCCAGTGCCTTCTTACGCTCGTTGAGGATTTCCTCGTACGATCGCTGCGGACCAGACATAGACTGGAACATCTGAGCGTACTTGCCCGCAAGCGCCGGAACACCCGCAACGGCTTCGCCGCCGTCGGCAAAACCCTGCTCTTCTTCACCCATCGCCAATCGGGTGATTCCAGTGCCATGCGCTTTCTGCGGGCGGTTGCCACGGGAAAACAGGGAACGGCCGAGAACCTTGTTCATATTACGATCCCAACATTCCGGACTTGTTCAGTGCGGCAACTCCGCCAAGCGCAGCGATACCCGTACCCACCACTTGATTGAGCGGCGAAGCAGACGGGGCGGAAACCTGACTGAGAGTTTGCTGCGAGCTCGGCGCACCTTTGTAGATATCGCTGAGGAACGATATACGCTGAAACGGCTCGTACTGCTGCTGAAGTGTCGTTTGACGAGCAGCGTCCAGTTCGCGCTGCTGCTGCGCCTGTTGCTGACCGCCGATGTTGTACAGGAAGCTGATGTCGCCCTGCTGAAGCGCCGAAAGCTGTTGGCCAAGGCCCGCCGTCTGCTGTCCAAGAGCGCCGATACCCGCCGCCGAAGCCTGTTGCAACTGCCCTGCGCTGATCCCCGACTGACCAACGGCGGTCCCTGCCTGAAGCGCCTGTTGTGCCGCCTGAAGCTGCCGAGCCTGTTGGTTTTGGAACGAACCCTGAGCGGCAGTCTGAGCCTGAGAATAGTTGGTGTACAGGTCTTCAAAGATCCGCTTGGACTGCATGTCCATAAGGTTGCGGTCCATCTCGGCCCGCTGAACACCCGAACGGCTCCCGCCGAACGCGCCAGACCTAATAGCCTGAGCGTCGGTTGTCTGGCGCTGAATACCCGCCTGACGCGCCATTTCACGCAGGGCTTCTTGCGTGACGTTTTGCTGATACGGGTTCATAAACTGCGCTGCGGAATACGGGTTGTATCCCTGCGCGCCGCCCATCGCCATCTGCGTAGAGAGTGCCCCCGCATCGGCCACGTTGTTCATGGCGTACTGCCCGTACTGAGGCAGACCCGCGAAACCCTGCGAGGCAGCGCCGTAGGCATCCCCCGCCTGAGACAGATACGGAAGGTACGAACCGATACCGTCCCCGGCCATCGAAATGGCCTGTTGTTGCTGAGGGGCAAGCCCCGCAACCTGAACACCGGGGATGTCTACCGGGATATTGGAACGGTCGCGAGCGAGTTGAAGTAGCCCAAGCTTATAGGCTTCAATCTCTGGGGATTCGCGAACGATCTGTTCTTGGGTGGTGGTTTCGGCCATCGTTACGCCATCCGTTCAAATTGATTCATGAGAGAGTACATTTTCTTTGCACCCTTCATGCGGTCGCCGCCTCCGGCACCACGAACGGCTTCCGCCGTCAGTACGAACTCACCGTCACTGAGGCGAGCGGGAATAGAGTCACTGGTCCCCGTACCTTCGCCCTTGATGTGTCCACCCGAGTGAGCAAGGACAGGGTACCGAACGTCGCGGAAATTGTACGGAACACCTTGCGGAATCTGCCTCTGCGGGGCGGAGACGATGTACACCGGAGCCTGAGCAGAACCTTGTGCAGAGGCGGGGCGGAAGTTGTTGACGTCAAACCCGTACGTGCCGGGGTTTTGACGCAACAGGTCTGTTCCACTGGGACCACTGAAGGAGGGCGACGGAGGAGTGCCGGGACGGTCGCTTGCGCCCATCCCTGAAAGAAGGGCCGCACCACCACCAAGAAGTGCTGCCGTTTTCCACTTGCTGTCAAACAAGCCGCCCAGACCGCCGCCGCTGCCCGAAGCCGCTGCCTTACCCGCTTCTACCGTCGTTGTTCCAAGTCCCGTAGGAGCGTTTATGATTCGCCCCGGAACTTCCGCAAACGTGGTGTCCGTCGCAACGCTCGACCAATCTGTTCCAATAGGGGCAGAAGGGGGCATCGGGATGTTAGAGGTAGGAAGGCCCGGAGCACCGGGAACACCCCCCGCCATGCCCGCCTGAGAAGCCCCTTCGCCAAGTAATTTCTGTTGAAGGTTGCCCATCAGGTCGTAGGAACCGGGCGCTCCTGAGCTACCACCCATCCAAGAGGGGAAGGCAGAACTGAAGCCGTCGGTAAACGAACCACCGCCCATGTAAGAGCCAATACCAGAGGCCACCCCGGCACCGATACCGCCGATAAGGGCAGACTTGAGTGCATCAGCAGGCTTGGCACCCGCAATCAAGGAACCGACGCCAGAACCTACGGCACCAATGACGGCAGGGCTAAGACCAAGCCCAAGACCACCCGAAACGATACCAAGAGCCACAGTACCGATAACAGGGGCAGCCTGTTTGAAGAAGTTTCTGGCGCTCTTCCAGAACCCGTATTCCCTCAAACCCGTGTTCGGGTTGATAGTGCCGGAACCACCCATGCGCCGCAGAGCAGCGACTTCATCGGGGCGAACATGTGCGAGCATCGTGTCGCCATACCGTCCGGCGGACGCAACCTGACGCGCCATTTCCGGCAGGGAAACGATGCCACCCTTGGCAAAGCCCTGCGGAGCCATCATTTCAGGGGGCAGACCCTGCGGAGCAGCATCCATCATTTCAGGAGGCATACCTCCTTGCGCGGGTTGCGACTGGACAACACTCATCGCCTGTTGGACCATGCTTTTCAGCATACCGAAGAAAACCGCGTTGTACTCTTGCGGTAGATCTTCAGGGTCGATACCCGTTTCCTGCGCCGCTATCTGCAGATTCTGAGCGTAGTTTTCCGGGTTTCTTTCGAGAATAGAAATGACCTTGAGGATTTCAGTCAGTTCTTCTGGGCTCATCGTGGTGAGCTGATCAGCAATCTCTTTCAACTGCGCCCTGTACTCGGGGTTCATCCCGTTCACGGCACCGTTCATACCCTTGCCGATGACCGCAGCATCTTGCTCAGAAAAAGGGTTTCCCTGAGGAGGAGCGGCTTGAGGAGCGAGAGCGGCAATTCCCTGCATAGAATGTCCCTTTTAAGACTTCAGCGCCAAGTTGGGCGGAGCAGGACGTGCCTGAGAGCAACGGAATCTTACTGCGCTACCACGTTCAAAACAAGTCATACTGTCACTGTTACGATACCTACAGAACCAGAACAGGAAACACCTTCGGGGTAGGGGGTGTAAATCACGCTGACGCGCAACGCACCACCGACCTCGAAAATAGTTCCAGGCTCTAATCCGTAGTCGTTGTTCTGCAACCCGGTAAGCACGATGGTCGTTTGCCGACCTTCACCCGGCGCACGCACCACGTCGACAAATGAAGCCAACGCACGTACAAGGTCGGAAAAGTACCGCTGATCGTACTCACCCGGAGGACGAGGAAACGTAGGGAATACAACCCTGTAGTCCATCAGCGACCACCGTCGGTACGGACCTCGATGCGCGGTGAGCCAAGCGACCACCGAGTACCCACCGTGTCGCTTTCCACTCGTAGCACGAGAGAACGACCCCGAAGGCGGATATCCCGCACTTGCGTATATTGGTCAACCGGAACAGTTGCCGTGCGTGCAACGGCAGAGTCTGAACCCGAAGCGTAATTGGACCCCGGATAGTTCTGAGTTTTCAACACGAACCGAAGCGAAGGCGACTGTTCTGAGTTGAAAAAGTTCACATCCGGGATCAAACGTCGTACGAAAGCGAACTTGTCGCCTTCGCCGATGTCAAAGGGCGAACTTTCAATGAAGGCGTTCAACGGAGTTTCAGGGGTCGTGCTTCCGTCGTTGACCCCGAACTCTTGGTTGTAGATGTACCCTTCGGGCGAGGCCGCTTGCGGGTAGTCACGCACGCCACGGTCCAGCCATGCCGTGCGGTTCAATACCCCGTAAGACCAAGCCTTGTCCGCATAGCAGTAGGTCACGTAGCGGTCGTTTTCCGACGAAGAAGCAGACGGGTAGAACCACGTCACTTCGCTGAACTCGGAATTATGCGCCGCGTAGACCTTGTCTGACTGCTGATCGTTGTAGTCGTTGAACACGAAGTTCAAAATCGGGCAGGGCAGTTCCTGCGTCTGACCCGAATAGATATAGAAGTCTTTCTTGCCCATCCAGAACACGCTGTCGTCCACGGCTACAAAGCTGTTGAACCCGTTGACCGTGATGTTGGAGGCAAGCTGCTGAATGCCGAAGGTGTACGGAGGGCCGAGGTACTGCATGGAGTACATGGCAACGTCCGTGAACACGACGATTTCGCGCTTGGTTTCCACGGCGCGCACGATCTTGGACCCTGATCCAAGGCGCAAGTCGCCCGCCGTATTGGTCGCGGTCGGCGTCCAAGTATACGGGTCTTCCTGCGAGGAGAACCGAATCCGCAGTGGGTCGATGGGCGTGGAACCACCGCTGTTTGCTCCGAACACGATAACGTGGCGGTCACGATCACTGACCATGACTTGATAAGCTACGGTCGGCGTTTCAAGATCCGACGACAAACTGGCAAGTGTGGGGGCGCGCGTAACACCCGGAGACGAGGCACTCCAGTAGTAGACACCGCCGCCGCGCACGTTGAAAATGAGGTCTTCCCCGTAATTGTCCTGCGTCCAGATGCGGATTTGATTGCTGATGCTGAGATTGGTGCCGCTGCCCCAACCGCCGCGCGACCAACCGCCCGCACCCCACCCGGTCCCGCCGACTTGGTTGTCCAAGCCGACGTTGATCTGATAGGCGGCAGTGACATTGCCCCCGCCGGGCGAACCGGAAACGTCCGTCGCGTCGGCCAGTACAGGCAACGCGATGCTGTAGCTGTTTGGATCGAGGAAGGTGATTTCGTATTCTTGGTTCAGCACATCCGCCGTGACATTGCCGCCGAGGCTCGTCGCACCGCTATAGGTGACGAAGTCCCCCTCCACGCAGCCGTGCAAAAGTTCCGTGACGAGTAGGACGTTTGATCCCGCCGTCGCAGTGAAGGGGTTCGTCAGAACGACGGTAGCGCGAAGCGGCGTGATATCGTTATAAAAGCCGCCCTCTTCCACGTAATACTTGAGGGTGGTCCCCATGCCGAGGTAGTTGGACCCGTTAAGCGCGATCCAGTTCAGCATGGAGCGACACGCTCCGAGGAACGTGGTGGTGGAGTATTTTTGCCAACCGCCCACTGTTTCGGGCAAGCCGAACCGGAACCTTACGAGGTTGCCGTCGCGCCATCCGTTCTCGTTCGTATACCCGGTAATGTCACGAACGAGGCCGGGACGAAACTGGAGCTTCTGGAGCGGCATTAGGCACCCCTGTTCAGGTCGGTTCCGCCGGAGCTATGGTCAACTCACCCGCCGCTACGAGCGCCATGATGCGGGCGTAGTCGCTGTTGGCCGGGTCGAGCGGGATGACAAGCGTCGTGCGGCCGGACATGCTGTTGACCCGCGCGCCATACTGGTTGACGGAACCGTTCACCCCGAGAGTGTCCATCTGGGCGTTTTGGGAGCCGCCGATGATTTCGATGCTGACTGAACCGCCCGTGTAGGAAAGCGTCGGGTTGGCGCGCATCGAAGCCGGGAACTTAAATGTCATGGCGGCGTCGGTGCTGTTCCAGCACTGCCCCGTCTGTCCTTTGAAGCCCGTGCAGTAGTAGCGTTGCGCGAGCATCGTTTCGCGCCCGTAATCCCTGCGCTCGAAAGGCGTGGCGACGCTGCCGACCTCAAGCTGCACGTTGGTCAAGTAGAAGGTCGCGCCAGCATTTGCGACCCAGTTGACGGACCCAGACGTGCGAAGCGTGGAAGTCGTCACCGCTTGCCATAAACCCGCTGTCACGTTGGACGCGCTGCCGGAACCGAGGTCCACGGCAAGCTGCAAGCCGATCCCGTTGTCGGTCACCCACGTTCCCGCCGTGTCGCCGGGAACCGTGATGGTTTTGTATTCCCACGTGTTGGCCGCACTGACCGCAAACGTGCCGACATACCCTCGATTGAAGGCGGCATTGCTCAAGCCCACGGAATAGGTGCCGGTGACACTCGACCGAACCCAAAAGCTGAGGGTGATGGTCTGCGCACTCGCCGTTCCGAAGCCAAGATCGGCAATGTTGAAGCCTTCGATCTTCTGAAACAGTTGATACGCGTCGGTCGAGCCGATGCTGCTGTCGGCGCTCGTAACCGTCAGGGCGAGGCTGTTCGTAGACCCGGCAGGTGCCACCGTGCTGCGCTGCGAGGACCAGACGCCTCCGCCGAAGCATTGATAGCCCCAACGGTCCACGCCGTATCCGTAAGACGAAATGCTGATGATCGCGCCAGCCTTCCTCTGGTCCAGAATTGCCGACCCGTTAATGATCCGATTTCTCCACCCCATCGACGACCCGGCGACCACGGTCCCGGCGATATTCGCGTTGCCGTTGGCGTCGAGCGCGAGGCCCGTCGATGCGGAGGGGTGCTGTACGTTGATCGCCTTGATCGTGCTCACTGTGCGACCTCCGCAAGCTGTTCGTCGGTGGGGCGGGGCAGCGTGGGGTGATCCCACACCTCGATGTAGTCGCCGCGTCCGTCCGCATCGTTGCGGAGACGGATGGTGCCGCCGAACGGGCCGAAATCCGCGTCGGTCAGCGCGGGGTAGAGCGCGAGGATTTTGTCGTAGAGCGTCATCATGCGGCCCTCACGAGTACGCCGGAAAAATACGTATTGGACGGGGAGTCCCATGTGTTCTGAGCGGACGACAGAGCGCCATAGAGTTCAATGTAATCCGTCGTTCCGTTCATGTAGACGATGGCCGAGCCGTGAGCGCCGTTCGTCGTGCCAGAAATGGAAAGATGCAGCGAAACGAAAGAGCTTCCATTTTTGTAAGCAACCGTGGTCGCGCCGCACGCCGAAGACAACATGGCGAAGCCGCCCGTGATGAGGTAATACCCGGCGATGCCGGGGGTGAAGCGCGAGTTCGTCGTGTCGTAGCAGTTTCCAAAATCGAAACGCTCCGTTTGAAACAGGAGCTTCGTGTCTGTGTACGCGGCAACGTACTGCTGAGACGATTGATACGCCGAGAACGCCGGACCATTGCCCGCCACCCCTGACGCGATCATCGTCTGAGACACAACAGCCGTGCTGCCCGTCGTTACGACGGTGCCGCTGACAGCCGGAACCGTGACGGTGAGCGCGCTTGCGGTGCTTGGCACGTCAAGGGTGACGGACCCGCCGCCCGTGGAATTAAGCTTCAAGGGCATCAAGCTGCTCCTGTGTCGGCTGCGGCAGCGTCGGATGATCCCATCGCTCGATGTAGTCGCCGCGTCCGTCGCTGTCGTTGCGGAGACGGATTGTGCCCGTCACCGGGTTGAAATCGGCGTTGGTCAGGGACGGGTAGAGCGCGCGGATTTTGTCGTAGAGCGACATGTTATGCAGCCCTCACAAGTACGCCGTTGAACGACGAGTCAACGCCGCCAAAAATGGAAGTTGAAGGCGATAAATATGCGTAGCATTCAACGTAGTCAGTTGAACCGTTCATATAAAGTAATGTAGATACGATGGTTGACTGAGTGCTCGCACCAGCAATGACGGTCTGTACTCCGTTTTTGTAGATGCCAGAGTAATTATCAGCGGTCGTCGTAAACACTGAATTTGCGTGGATGATGTAGTAGCCTGCCACTTGCGGCGTAAACCGCCCCGTCGTCGTGTTGTACGCCGTTGCAGTGTCGAACTGCTTGGTGTTGTAGACGACTTTCGTCCACGTCCCAGTGGAAAACGACAGACCCGCGCTCGGATACGCCGAGAACGCCGGGCCGTTGCCCGCCACGCCCGCCGCAAGATCGACCTGTGCAACCGCGCCGTCTTGGATGTTTGCCGAGGTGATCCCGGTCGTGCCGTTAAGGACGAGAGCCATTGGCATGTTCGGTCCTCCTTAAACGATGGTCCACGTCGCGCCGCTAGGCACGGTGACGGTGATGCCAGAATTGATGGTGATCGGACCCGCCGACATAGCGTTCTTGCCCGAGGTCAGCGTGTAATCCACGGTCACGGCTTGGTCGTTCTCATAGAAGACCGGGTTGCCTACGCCGCCCGTCGCGCCGCCGCCGACCGTACCCCACGCCGAGCCGTTGTAGCCTTCGAAGCCGAGGGTCGTGGTGTTGAAACGGAAGTAGCCCGTTGCGGGCGTCGGGCGCTGAGCCGAGGTTCCGACCGGAACCAAGACGGCGTCTGTCGAGGATATGGCAAGTTTGACGGCGGGAGTGGCCGTGCCGATGCCAAGGCGATTGTTCGTATCGTCCCAAAAGAAGCTCGCGTTGTCCTGAGCGTAGACGCCCGAACCCCCCGCGAACACGATGGAGCCCGTGGTGAAAGCCGTCGCCGTTCCCGTTCCGCCATTGGTGACAGGCAGCGTTCCGGTCACGCCCGTTGTCAGGGGAAGACCCGTGACATTGGTCATGACACCGGAGGCCGGAGTGCCAAGCGCCGGAGCGACGAAGGTCTTGTTGGTGAGCGTCTGTGTTCCGGCCTCGGAGACCGGGGCGTTCACGACTTCGATGACATCGGTCGAGTTGGTGTAGACGATGGCTTTTTTGCCATTGGCGATGGTGACGCCCGTCTGACCAGTGACCTTGACGGTGACGGCAAAGCCACCCGTGGTGTTGTTGAAGAAGATGTAGGGCTTATCGACGGCGGGAACTTCGACAGTCCGTGCTCCCGTCAGAGCACCCGTCAACTCGATGACGTAATTACGTCCGTTGGAACTTGCGCCGTTCGGGATCGTGAGCACCGTCGCAGCGCCGTTCGTGACGGCTTGCGTGACAAAACCCGCAATGGCCTCTTCGATAAGAGCGCCAAGGTTGGTATTGGTCGTGGTTCCCCAAGTGCCGGACTGGTCTCCAGTACCGATCAACTCGATCTTCAGGTTAGTTGAATAGGTACTTGCCACTCAAAGCCTCCTAAGCGGTGATAGGCGTCCAGTTTGGGGAGTCGGACGGCGTGACCTCAACCCAGAAGTCGCCATGCGCCGGAGTAATCTCATTCCAGTTGGTCGGAGGACCAGGAACGATTTGACCCCAAACGAGAACGGCCCCAACATAACCTGTTGCAGAGATTCCCGCAACATAGACATTGGCGTTCGTCGTAACCGCGACTGATCCGACAGCAGTAGTCGCGCTGACACCCGTAACGGAAAAGATAATCGGAAAGGCGACATCGACAGTGCCAACCTCACCCGCAGCTTCTACTCCGGAAAGGTCAACAAAAGCGTCGGCTTCTACTGTGGCGGTGCCTACCTGAGCGGAGGCAGAAACGCCTACAACGGAAACGAACGCTGAAGCGGTTACGTCAACAGTACCTACCTGACCTTGGGCTTCTACACCCGTCAGTACAACTAGGGCAGAAGAAACAACCGACGCTGCTCCAACAAAACCCTCGGCCGCTGCCCCCGAAACAAGAACATTGGCACTCTGGTCAACCCGTACTGTGCCGACCTGCCCCGTAGCGGAAAGGCCCGTGACGTTGACGTTGGCAGACAACGAAACCGTCGTAGTTCCTATGGCACCCGTAGCGGAAAGGCCCGTGACCGGGACAACGGCCGACAAGGCAACCATCGTAGTACCGACGGCACCCGTAGCGGAAAGGCCCGTGACCGGGACAACGGCACTTGCAGTAACCGTAGTGACACCGACCTGCCCCGCGCAGGAAAGGCCCGTGACAATCGCCGTGGCGTTTGCCGTAACAACAACGGTTCCAACCGCACCCGTGGCAAGCCCAATAGTGACCGCGCCCTGTCCGAACGGGAGTTCACCCCATCCGGCAGAACGTGACCAACCTTCAAAGGCTACAACGGCATCGGCCACGATGACCTATCACGCGATTCGAATGATCGCGTTCGTCGCATCCGCCGTCGGGAACACGACGGTGAAGTCGCCGTTCGAGGCGGTCTTATCCGAACCGAAATCGAGAATGACTACGGAAGGATTGGTGTAGGTGTGTGCCGGGGTACTGTTGTAGATCATAGCTCCGCGCGCCGTAAACGATGCCGAAGACCACGTCTCATCAGAAAAGTCCGTCAAAGCAGTCGTGCCTGAGGCCGAAGGATTGACGTTGGCCAAAGCCCCGCCGCCCGCGACGTAAGCCGTACCAGAGGTATTGGTGATCTCGTTGGTCGCCGTATACGCCGTTGTCGCCGCCGTAAAGGATGCGCTGTTGGTGTAAAGGGCGATGTAGAACGTGTCTCCGCCAGTCGCGCGGAAGTCGTGAACGCCTTCAAGCAACTGCTGCTTGAAAGACGTAGCCATGAAATTGCCCGTAAACGCCATTACAGCCTCCTAAGAAGATCAGCCAGTCCCGGTTGCCCTGCTTCCGTCACTGCATGGCTAACGGTAGTTCTATCACTCTGTATAGCACGTTTCATATGGAGGAGTATGACTTGCTCCATACGATTCTGGTAAGCCAGAGCTTGCTCACGAAGTTCGGGAGGAGCCGAATCAGCAACGCTGATCAACCGCTCAACACACCGTTTCGCCCAAAACTCAGGGGCATGGCCCGCGCCGTCAGTGGTGACGACGTCCACTTTGAAAGCACCCGTTTGTCCGGCATTGACCCAAGACATCAGTTGGCCTTCACGCGAATAAGCCCGTCACGGTAAGCATCCACGTTTTCACGTCCTTCGCCGAAGTTCTTCAGGCGCTGAACGGCTTCCGTGAACCGCTGACTGTATAGGTTCAGTATGTCGGCATCGCCCTTCATGTAGGTGTAGGCTTCAAACAACGAGCCGTACAGCATGGCTTGTTCAGCATTGTCGCCGAGCCACGTCGTTCCTACGTCTACAATGGAAGGAGGCTTGTAGTAGTAGTGCATTTCCACCGGATAGGCACTTGCCGGAGTAGGCGACAAAAGAAGGTTGTTCGTGTCGAACATCGCGTAATACTTCGGGACGCCCGTAACACCGTCCGGGTTATATTCCTGAAGATACTCCACATCTTTGTTCAGCAGGAACGTTTGCGACCCGCTTGCCGTGACAGCAAAAGAAAACGGGGACAAGAAATCTGACGGAAGACCCAGATACTTGTTTCCAGGGATCGCATTTGTAGTCGCGTTCCTACGGAAGTAGTCCAGATCTACAAGGTACAGGAGCCGCTCTTCGCAGTTGCGAACAAACGTAGGGATGTTGCTGTTGAACGACTGTTCGTCGTACTCACAAAAATCCTTGATCGCTTGGGTCAGCGTGGCATACGTCCAAGCCATCATTCTTCTCCCGTTACGACAGTCACAATACCGACACTTGTGATGCCCTGCAAAGACTTATTCTGAATGAACGGAAAAATCTCCTGACCGACAGGGACATCCATCGGCTCATTACGATCGGGGCGCGGTTCCCACAAAGACTGAGGTTCAGTCGGGGGGAAAATCGGGTCAAGCTGAGGATGCTTGGATTCCCAACATTCCAAGCACGTTTTGAACCCCGTCCACTCTTTACGCAAAGTCGTGTACGAGTACATAAACCCGCAGCGGTCGCAGATTGCTTCAGAGTAGGAGCCGCTTGCGTGACGAGCCATTACACCACCCTGTAGAAGTCTCGGGAAGGTGTGAGCTGAAGGGCCGCACGATCACGGTCTTCAGACATAGCCCGGTCAAACTCTTCCTCGTAAACAGCCTTCAGAAGCTGAACACGTTCGGGGGAGCGCTTCATGGCGAGGTAATACGCCAGTCCTGCGGCAAGGCACGGGTAGAACCGGAACGGAATTTCGAGAGTATTCACACCCGCGCGAGCGTCGTCCATACGAACAAGCTTGTCCAAAACAATCGTGTACGGCTTGTCCGGCTTTGGCCAGACGTACAGAACCGGATTGATCTGACGGTTGAGGAAGTACTGAGAAGGACGAGCCTGAACGAGCTTGTTCGGAATATTGAGGTAGTAGTCTCGACTGATGCGGTCGACACTGTAGTCCGTCTGGTTGGTGGTATCTAGCCCCTGTTCCATACGGCAAACGACCGACAAAATGTCGATAGTAGTGGAAGACATCGGGTAGCTGACGCCCAGATCTGGAGTAACCAGAATAGACTCTTGAGCGATTGTCCACTGGTTCAACCCACGGTTGGACCATTCGGCAAGAAGCAGATTCAAGCTTCGACGCGCCGTGCGCTGATCGTAGCCCGTACGGACTTCGATACCACACCGCTCAAACGCCTCTTCGATATACTCGGCGACATCGAGCTCAAACGTCTTCGTACCAGAAACAGTCATCCGTTCCGCCTGTCTTCCAGTCGAGCCCTGCGCTTGCTGACGCGCTTGGCTCCTGCTGCCCGCATGTTGTCTACAAGATTAGGGTAAGGCCGACCCGCTTTTTCTGCAGCCTTTTTAGCTGAAGACTTTTGAGAAGAAGTCAGCTTTTTAGATGTGCCGAGATCCTTCGGGCGTTTCTTGTCCCAAACCTGTTTCATATCAGCACCCCGAACGACGAACAGCACCACCCGCC